GCCGACCTCATCACCGTCATCGACGGACTCTCTGGCTCTACGGCAACGCTTCGCGACAACGCCTCGACCTCAGTGGTGGGCGCTGCGGTAACGCAGCAGCAGCTCTCGACGACGGGGTCGATCACGACCGGAACGAAGACCTTGACGATCGGCTCGTCCGCGGGGACGGACGGGTTCGAGGTTGGGATGGGCATCTTCGTCGCAGGGGCAGGAGTCGCTAGCGCCGATCTCGTTACGTCGATCGAGTCGATCGCAGGGACAACGTTCACGCTGCACGATGCGGCCGGGACGTCTGTGTCCGGCGTCGTGGTGAAGTCGATCGGCGCCTACGGCAACATCGTAGGGTGGGTCGATCACCAGTCGGCGCCGGGTACGACGAAGCCGCTCTACGTCGTCTACGCGGACGCGACCTCAGGCAACAACATCGTGCGAGACGGCATCTCGCACGGCGACTACCAGACCGGCGACGTGTCTTTGGCCGGTACGGGCAACAGGGTTAGCCCCCCGCTCGCTTCCTCCGGAAGCCTGCGGTAACGCCGAGTGAAGTAAGGAGTCAGCGCCACTGAACCTCACCCAGTTCGAGACTGCCGTTGCCAACGAGACTGGCCTCAGCACAAGCCTCGCCGCAGAGAAGACGACGATCGACGATGCGCTCAACATCGCGGTGCAGCGCGTGCTCGAGGACACCCACTGCTACGTGACCTCCGCGGTGATCTCAGGGTTCGACGGCACCTCCTTCGACTACACGCTGGACTCCACGATCCTCGAGATCGTCGAGATGCAGTTCACCTCGGGAGGTACGACCTACCCGATCGAGCGGCTGGCGGTTCCCGACCTGCTCGAGCGGCGTCGTGTCGCCAACCCGAGCGGCACCCCGACGACGTACGTAGCGCTCGGGGGCGCCAACCTGCTCATGTTCTACCCGACCCCCGGATCCTCGGCCACGCTGAGCATCTACTACGTGCCGGTGCCTACGGCCATGAGCGGGAGCACTGACGACCCCTCGAACGTGGTGTTCGGCGGCGTCCCTCAGATCCTGCACCGCGGCATCTTCTACTGGGCCTGCGCCGAGTGTGCGAGCTACGACGACGACCAGTCGTCAGCTCAAGGGCAGCGGTACCGCGATGATTACGACAAGGAAATCACGCGGTACAAGACGATCATTCGCAAGCGTGCGGGTTCGCGTAACGCTCGCGCAATCGTGAACGACAAGCGCCGCAGCGGTCGTAGGTACTCAGACAACAGCGTCTACCCGCGGTACTAAGCCATGTCGCAGCCGACCTCTCTGCCTCCCGCGTTCGACGGGATGGTGCAGGACTTCCCGCGCAACAACCTGCCGAAGGGGAAGTGCTGGAACCTCGTCGACTACATCCCCGAGGGCCTTGGCGCTCCGGCGACAGAGCGCGGTGGCTGGGCGTTCCTGAGCGCGGCCCTCACGGTGGTCGACGCATCAGCCACGTACGTCAAGGCGATGCTGAACGCTCCGTTCAACGCGGGCACGCAGCTCCTGGTGATCGACGACAACGCGAAGTTGATCAAGGTCGTCGCGGGAGTTAACACGCTGATCTCCGGCACCGCGAACAAGCCGGTGCAGAACCCGTTCATGCACCAGCAGCTCGTCGTGATCCCGTCCCCGGACGGCTCGACGGCGTCGCAGAAGTACGACGGCACCACGCTGGCAGGCCTCAGCGGATCCGCACCCCCAGGTCGGTACGGCTGCGTCTTCGTTAACTTCTCCTACCTCGGCGGCACCGCCGCACAACCTCAGCGCGGGTACGCCTCCGCAGTTGGTGACCCGACGACGTACGTGCAGTCGGGCGTGGACGCGAGCTATCTGGACGTTTCGTTCCCGATCCGCGCCATGGCCGCGCTGCCGAACGTGATGCTCTGGTTTGGTGACGAGCGCACCGCTCGCTTCCGCGGCACGACTCCCTCGGGCGTGGCGGAAGACATGCAGCTCGACGATCCGGTCTTCAACTACGGGACGCTCGACGCGCGCAGCGTCGCCGTCAACGGTGGCCTGGCGGTATTTGCCAACGCGATCGGCGTTTTCCTCACCAACGGCACCACGACGCCGGAAGACCTCACGAAGTCGTGCGGGATCTCGAAGTACTGGCGTGACCTCGTAAGCGCAGCCAACGGCTACAGCGCGAGCACCTGGACGATCTCGAGCGGCTGGTTCGGCAGCATCGTGCTCGTCTGCGTGATGAACGGGTCGACGCTCGTCGACACGATCGCATTCGACACGGTGAAGCGCAGCGTCATTCGATTCTCGAACCTCAAGACGCAGGCATTCGCCGCCGCTGGATCCGCGGGCCAGGAGTTGTACGCGGGCGGAAGGGCCACGCCGCGAGTGATGCAGCTCTCGACGATGTGGACTCCAGGCTCGAGCTACAAGAACGACGGGGACGGAACGCCCGTCCTCGGTGTCTGGGAGTCGCCCTTCTACGACACCCAGCGGGTGGGCAGTCAGCGTTGGCACGACCTCTACCCGGACTATGACCTGCGCGACGCTGCCTCTGACGACCCGACGATGACGTACGCGTACTGCACCAGCCCTGAGGCAGGCGCCGCCTACACGACGCTATCGCCCGTCGCCGGGGAGACAACCAAGAGGACGACGACGCGGATTCCAATCCGAATGAAGAACCGTGGCCTCGGCTTCAAGGTTACGCGGCAGAACGCTGCCTCTTTCGCGCGCATGTACGGCCTCGGCGCGACCGTGTACTCGCGTGAAGGCTCGAGGCTCGACGCATGAGCATGTTCCTACCTGACGGCTTCGACCCAACGGGAGGGGCAGGAGGATCCTCGGCGCCAACGGACTTCGGTACAGCGGATCCGCAGACCAGTACGGACGACGTCGCGCTGATGCAGCGCGTACTAGCCGCCGCGGCACAGAACCCGAGTCTGATCCCAGCGTCGTTCATGGGCTACGTGCTCGACTGGTTGCAGATCAACAAGTTGGTGATCCCGGTAGGTCAGGTGTTCGGGTTCAAGGCGTTCAGCAACCAACTCGATACCACTACGGCTGGACTGGCGGCGAACACGACAGCGGCAGCGGCAGCGGCAGCGGCAGCGGCATCAGCGGCAGCAGCAGCCGCTTCTGCAGCCGCGATGGTTACGGCGACTCTCGGGACAAGCGCGGGAGTGTCTGGCCTTAGCGGTGCGTCTGCTGCTGGCCCCGCTGTGAGCGTCGCGGCTGGGAGCTATGTCGTGTTGGCCGGGATGGATGTGCGTTCCTCCTTCGGCGGCGCAAGAGGCACTCTGACAACGAGCGGTGGGATGGTTGTTACCGGAGGCCCACCTACCTACGCATCAGTCGCTAAGGCTTCGACGCAGACACTGGGTTCTCCAGGGTCGATCACTTCCACGCTTGTGTGTGATCCCGACCTCAACGGGGTGAACACCGATATCGCAACGCCCTGGCTACTCGCCATTCGCTACAGCTACTAAGGAGTCAGTTGACATCACCGCATCGACGCTCGCGACTGCAGCCAAGTACAGCCCGATCTCGGGACTGATCACCGACAACAACGCTGGCGCCTACGGCGCTAACGGCAGCGGCGGTAACGGTGCCTCGTTCGCGAATCCGAACGCTCCGAAGATCCCAGGTGCGGCGGCTTCAGGAGCTGCTCCCGGCGCACTCACGGGAGTTGGCGCGTACACGCCGGACTGGGCGGCGCTCATTCAGGGTGACTCAGGGCTGAAGGATTCCCAGGCGGCACTGGCTGCAGGAGGCGCTGCGGATCAGGCTGCGCTCAACGCGGAACTGGCGAGCGCGTTCGAGAGCTTCGGCAAGCCGGTCGACCTCGCGACGCTCGCGGCGAAGCTAGGCATGAATCAGGCCGACCTGCAAGGCGCCCTCGGCCCTGACGTGCAGAAGCTCGCGCAGGAGAACACCGACGCGGGGCTGTCGACGACGTCGAGGCTTGACGACGCGAACAAGAAGGCGACGGCGTCGATCGTGGCCAACCTGAACAAGAAGGGGATCCTGCACTCTGGCCAGGCGGGCTACGAGCTGGATCAGCAGAACACCGGCTACCGCCAGGCGCAGTCGGACGCGTACGACAAGTTCCTCAGCTACCTGCAGCAGTACCAGCAGGGCTACCTGTCAGCACAGAACGCTCGAGCGCAGGCTTTGGCGCCCGCCTACAGCGCGGCGGCCGACCGAGTGCTGACGCAGAACCAGGGCAGCGCAGGCGTAACGGCGTACCCGGATCACCAGGACGCCGCAGGCAACTGGGTCTTCAAGGGGACGGACGGCAACTTCTACAACGCCGACAAGACGCCGTACTCGGCGCCGTCAGCGCCGCACGCGGCGTACGCGCCTCAGCCCACGGCTGGTGGCGGTGGCGACGTCTACTACAACCCCGCATCAGGCATAGCGCAGACGGCCACTCCGGCGCACGGCACTTGGATGGTCTGAGGTGGCGTCCGCAGTAGCGCCCCCCACCACGCCGAAGACGACCACGAGCGTCGACCCGCTGTACGCGGCGGCGCTGGCACAGGCCAAGGCGTCCCTCGCGGCCGAGACTGCGCCGATCAAGGGCGAGCAGGCAGCGAGCGACGCGGCCTTCAAGCAGCAGGAGACGGACTCGACTGGTGCAGCGGCGGCCGTGTCGAAGCTCCTGGCCCCGATCGGGCCTGCCGTCAACGGCGAGTTCCAGACGGCGGCGCAGAACCAGGAGCTGGCGGCGAACGGCTTCTCGCACGGCATGCAGGATGCGCTGCAGGGCAACACCGACAACCTCAACGCGATGCTGCAGAAGCTCGGCTCTCCGGCCACACTCGACTCGCACGCGTCCGAAGCTGCGGACAGCGTGTACGCGCGTGGGGGCTACAACCCCGGCGTCGCATTCTCAAAGCAAGGCGCGGCCTTCGGAGTTGCCGCTGACCTGCAGTCGGGTGACGCGCTCCTCAAGGGACAGCAGGACGTCTCGAGCCTGAAGGCGAAGGCGATCGTTGCCGACCAGGGCTTCCAGGCCAAGATCGCCGAGATGGCGGGCAAGCTACCCGGCGACGTTCAGACGAACTACCAGCACCTCCAGACGCTGGCGCTCGACAACGCGAAGTTCAGGGAGCAGGTCGCAAAAGACAAGAGCGACGCGGCCTTCAAGCTCGCGGACGCCAAGCTCGCACAGCTCAAGTACAGCACGAGCGTGCAGGAGTTCAACGCGAAGCAGCAGCTCGCGTACGCCAAGCTATCGAACCAGCAGTTCAACCAGAACCGCGACTACGCGCTCAAGCTTCAGAACCTCGGCATCGCACAGACGAAGCTGCAGCTCGCGATCACGAAGGCGAGCGTAGCGGCTGCGAACGGCGGCCTGACCCCGGCGGCGCTAGGCAAGTACACGTCACAGGCGCAGGCCATCGCGATGAAGTCCTACTACGGGTACACGAAGGTAACGTCGAAGAGCGGCGTGCCTACGGCGACGCCGAACGTCGGAAACGTCACGTACGCCGAGGCGCTGCAGAACATCCTGCAGAAGGGCGTGCCGGTGCAGGTCGCACTCGACGCGCTCGACCGCGTCTACCCCAAGGAGCAGCGCCCGTCCGACGCGATCCTCGCGCAGGTACTAGGCCCGCTCGATCCGGCTGCGCTGAAGGCCGTCGCCGTCGCCAACTTCAAGCAGTACCAGACCAACGTCGGCCTGGCCGCTGCAGCCAACTGGACGGCTGACCCGACGTCGCAGCTCACGCACGGAGAGTCGACGGTGGTGAAGGCCGCGCAGAGCATGCTCGGAACGCCGTACGTGTGGGGCGGTAACACTCCGGGCAAGGCGCTCGACTGCTCCGGCTTCATCTGCCAGGCGTACGCGCAGCTCGGCATCAGCCTCCCGCGCACGACGCAGCAGATGGTGCATGCGGGCACGGGCGTGGCGCTGAACCAGCTCCAGCCCGGTGACCTCGTGTTCACCGAGCCTGGGAAGACCGGGCCTGCACACGTCGGCATGTACGTCGGCAACGGCCAGATCCAGGAGTCCCCACACACCGGAGACGTCAACAAGTACATCCCGCTGAAGTCGTTCCTCGGTGGGGGCTTCGTCGCAGCCCGAAGGATCCTCCCGTAAGTGGCGGGCGGAACGGGCACTGGCGGCTTCGGCCCCCCTCCGGCTGCGGTAACACCCCCTCCGGCGGCTGGCGGCGGTAGGGGAGGCACTGGAGACGGCGGCTTCGGCGCACCCCCTGCACCTGGCGCCGCTGTGGTGTCGGCGAAGGGTGGTGGCAAGGGCCTCTTCGGCTCGATCGCCAGCGACCTCGGCGCGGCTGGGCACTGGGTAGCGTCGAAGGCCTCGATCGCCTCGCGCGACATCAAGCAGATGCCGGGGGGAATCCTCTCGCAGGCTGAGGCTGGCGCCAACGACTACATGCTCCCGCACCTTCCCTGGGTGGGGGGCATCAACGTCGGTGGCGACAAGGGCATCAGCCTCGGGAACGACCCGGCGGCACCGCACTTGATGCCGATGGTCAAGGGGATGCTCGTGGGTGGCGCTCACACGCTCAGGCACCCGCTCGCTGACCCGTTCATGACCGCGCTAACGGTGATGCCGTTCGCGCACGGCGCCGGTCGTGTCGCGCTGGCCGCAGACGACGCTGTGACGGCCGCCCGTTCTGGCGAGGGCGGTGCTATGAAGGCCCTCGTCTCGAAGCCCACGCTGCTCAAGACGCCGCGTCTGATCAACGAGCCGGGGCGTGAGCCTGTGTCTCTGTACTCGTCGCACAACGCGGCACGCCGACTCGTGCAGGCCGGGATCGACAAGGCCGTGAACCATGCCCTGGCGAACGACACCGCCAAGGGGCTGTTCGGGCATGAGGGGCTGGTTGCGAAGTACGGTAGCGCTCGCATGCGCGGGACGGTGGCCGAGAGGGCACGCACCGCCATCCGCTACCAGCACGCGATGGTCGCTACCACGCGGCTTGCCGCTCGAGGCGTCGCCAAGTTCGCGAAGTCGATCAAGGCAGACGTCGAGAACCCGGCGCTGACGGCGCAGGCCATCCTCCACTCGCTGCACGACAACGTGATGCCCGAGGAGCAGGCGATCACGCACGAGCAACAGGCGGCAGCGGGCGTCAACCCCGAGCAGAACAGGGCGTGGGCGCAGGCGTTCAGTGACGCCGCGAAGCTCAACGTCGTCCGGCTAGGCGAGGACAACCGCGTGACGATCGACCCGGAGCACCCGCTGGTCGGCCCGCTCGCTCGTGTCGACCACGCGCTCGAGAGCATCGGCAGCTACACCGAGAACCAGCTCATCACCCGCGGCTTGCGGGATCCGGCAGAGCTTGCCGACCGTCGTGGCCGCGTGGCGCAGCTCGTAGCTCGAGGCAAGCCGCTGCAGGAGAAGCCGCAGCCGCTGCAGGAGGCCGAGCGGGCGCTCGAGCGGGCACAGGCTCGGCACGAGGCGAACCTCCAGGCCGACGAGAAGTTCCACGCAGGCGAGGGGCCGAAGACAGTCAACGGCTACCGCGTACCGCAGGGGCCGAAGCAGACGGTCGGCGGCGTCGAGGTACCGGAGAACGCCCCGCTCCAGAGCACCGTGCGCGACAAGACGTTGCTCTCCGGGCAGAAGCTCGAGGACGCACGGGCGCGCGTGCAGGCGCTGCAGGACAGGTACGGCTTCAGCTCTCCGGAACGACGTGAGGCGCAGGCTCGAGGCATTAGCGCTCGCGAGCAGATCAGCGAGTCGGCCCACAACCTATTCGGTGAGCACGCTCCGCAGCAGCTCGCGCAGATCGAAGCGTTCGCGCGGCAGTGGGCGCGCATCAACGACAAGACGCCGCACGAGTTCTACGCGCAGTTCCTCAACAAGGTCGACACCCCGGCCACGATCGCGCACTTGCCAGAGGAGTTCGCTCCGCTCTACGAAACTGCGGCCCCGCTCGCGCATGAGGAGTTCCCGCACGTCGACACGCAGGCGATGACGAAGCGGATCGTCGACAGCGGCATCAAGCTCCCGAAGGGCTTCACACCCGATGATCTGCAGGCTGCGATCGACAGGGTCATGCCGCTCGTCGAGGAGGGCGCCCCGTATCGCGACTGGTACTCGCGTGCTGCTGCCGTAATGCAGGAGGTAGCCAAGCGGCTCGGCATCCCGATCAAGAAGTTCCTCAACGTGGTCGCGATCACCTCGCAGGGCGCCAACCCGACGATGAACCTGCGGATGGCGGCGAGGGCTGCGCGCGAGTTCAAGGAGACGGGCAAGCTGACGCAGGACGCGTCGCGCGTTCGCTTCCCTCAGCGCCAGCTCCCCGAGATCGAGGCCGCCATGCGCGGCAAGACGATCGAATCGGCGAAGCGCAACTCCTACTACGGCAACTTCCTGCACGAGATCGACCCGAAGGCGTTCGAGAAAGAGTTCGGCGCCCGCATCGACCCGGTGACTGTCGACCGGCACGTCGTGCGAATGCTCTTCGGCATGGAGAAGTCTGCCCCTTCCCCGATCGAGTATGCCCTCGGCGAGCGCGTCTTCCAGGAGATCGCGAAGGAGGTCGGCTGGAAGGCCAAGGAGGTGCAGGCCGCAGCGTGGGTGCCGTGGAAGGCGATGGGTTTGCGCGACTTTGCTGTCGAGCGCGCTACGAACAGCGGCAAGCTGATCGACGCAGGACACGAGCGGTTCCTGCCCTCGGCCTCTGACGCCTACGAGCTCGGGCACGCCGAGAACATCGGCACGCTCTACGAGACGGCCGTCGAGCACTCGCCCGAGCTGGAGCATGCGGCTCTGGCGGCCAGGGCGCCCGATGGTGGCTTCACGCTGCATCGCGACCTCACCGCTGACGCAGGCAAGGACGGCTTCGCTGTCGCGCTTGCCCCGTACGAGGAGCGCATCCCCGCCGAGAGCTTCAAGGCCTCCGACATCGCGGCGTACGCGCGCAAGCACGAAGGCGTGCTGTCGCAGGACTCGAGCCTACGCATCGGGGGGTGGCACAACCCGCAGGACGGGAACGTCTACCTCGACATCTCTCGCGTAGCGCCAACCAGCGAGGAAGCGATGGCGCTCGCACATGAGCATGGTCAGCTCTCGGTCTTCGACCGCGCGGCTGCGGCTCAAGGGGACTGGGAGAACGCCTTCCCGCAGAGCGGTCTTGGGGCCGACGAGGCCGATGCGATCAAGCAGGCGGCGCGAGCGCACGCTCCACAGGCTACCACCATGCTCGAGCAAAACGGTGGCGCCGTGCGCGGGGCCTACCACCCCAGCGAAGGTCGCGCTGAGCTGTCAACCGAACACGCCGTCCCCGACACGATGTTGCACGAGGCGCTCCACGCCGTGCGGCAATCGCTCTCCCCCACCACGCTGGAGATGGCCCGACGCATCTATGCACCGCACGGCTGGACGCGCGATGCCGAGGAGGCGTACGTCAACGACATGATGAAGGCGTCGCGCGGAGAGCCTGTACCGCCGAACGTGCAGCGGCTGTTCCTGCAGACGCACCAGTACACGCCGGGGCGCGGCTACATCCCGATGACGAAGTGGGAGGACGCGAAGCAGCCGTCCTCGCCGATGGCATCAGCCTCAGGCCAGATCGTCGGCCAGGCGAAGAACCCGATGAACACGCACGTCGCCACCGGCAAGAACCTGCTCGAGGGCGAGCGCCGCACCGACGTCGCCGAGGCCGTCACCTCTCACGTCCAGAAGCTCTTCCGCTACTTCAACACGCTCGACACGCGCGAGATGTCGCTCAAGCACGGCAGCACCGAGCGAATGTCCTCGCGCGATCGGCTGGTGCGTGAAGACCGGCGCACGGAGGCTGGGTTCAAGCTCCCGGCTGGCCGTGTCGACGAGGCGCTGAAGGAGTCGCTCGGGCTGCTCGAGAACAAGACCGGCCTCCCCGCCCCCGAAGAGGAGGGGCTGTCGGCTGGCGTCAGCGCAGTGCTGACGGAGCTGGTGGGCAACCTCTTCCCCGGCCACTTCGCGCCGCACACCGAGATCACGCTCGAGGACGGGACGAAGACCACGGCCGGAGCGTACGAGGCGAAGGCCGAGCGTGGCGCCAAGGCTCCCGCCGGATACAAGTGGGTGCCAGAGGACATCGTCCGCCTGAAGGATCTCGAGTCGACGCTAGCGCGCGGAGAGTCCGGCAAGATCGGGCGCTTTGCCGACAACGTCAACGGCGCGATCACCGCGGCCACCGTGTACTTCAAGGTGGGCCACTTCTTCACCCGCTACCTGACGAACGCGAGCGCGAACATCATGCAGGGGTCGGCGGCCCCGTGGCAGATCGCTCGCAGCGTCAGCCTCTGGCATGACCTGACCGACGCCGAGACATCGCAGGCGCTCTCGTACGCTGGCACGCACTACTCGGAGGCCGCCCCTGGAGCCACTGGCGGCACCATCGTCGGTCGGGGCATGCAGAAGGGCATCCACGTCCCGTTCACCGACGTCTCCTGGCGCACGAAGAGCGGCGTCGGGGTCATGTCCCCCCAGTTCTGGGCGACGCATGTCGACGCTCCCTTCCGCTTCAACTCGATCGCCTTCGAGGCCCGCCAGGCCGGGTACGCAGGCACGGAGGGCTTCCGTCAGTTCCTGCATGAGGTGCATGACTACGGCAGCCTCGACGCGCACGGTCGCGCTCGGGTCGACGGCGTGCTCCGAAGGGCTGACCGCGAGGCCATCGCCTACGACCGGCTCAACCAGTTCGAGAAGAAGTACCTGTCTCGAGCCATCTGGTTCTACCCCTGGGTAAAGGGGTCGACGGTCTTCACCGCCAACGCCTTCCTCGAGCACCCGTTCAAGTCGGCCTACCTGGCGTCTCTCGGAGCCGAGCAGAAGAAGCGGTCGGACGCGGTCTTCGGAGACGAGCCGAGCTACGAGGGCGGGCTGACTTCCTTTACTGGTGGCGCCAACCCGATCGCCACCGACATGAACACCTTCAACCCCTTCAGCACCGCGGCTGACCTGCTGCAGATCCCCTCGCACGAGGAAGAGGCAGCCGGGATGCTCAACCCTGTCTACGGATACGCCGACGAGTCTCTCCACTCCCAGGACAGCCACGGCAGTCACGTCCCGCACCCGTGGGAGTCGAACCTGCGCGACCTGATCGGTTCGACGCCCGAGTACCAGATCGCTGGGGCCGCCGCCGACCACAAGGATCAGAGCCACCGGCTCTTCCCTGGCGGCCATGGCCGTAACCCGCTCTACAAGAACTGGCTCGGCGAGCTGGTGAGGTCGTTCGCCAGCCCCGCGGCCCCACGCCACGTCAACCCCGACGCGGGGCACAGCCTTGCGCAACGCGAGAGGACAGGCCGATGAGCAACCCCGAGATGAGCACGCCCGAGCGGCCTCCAGTTCACGAGGAGAAGCTGACCGTCTCTAGGGCCGCCCTGAGGCTCGAGCTGCTCGAGATGGAAGTGCGGCTCAAGGACTACATGAGCGGGCGCATGCTCAAGGTCGAGTCCGACATCCGTGACCTTCAGGAAGCGAACCGCTTGCGCGAAGCACAGGAAGAGGTGCTCGCCATCGAGACAGAACGTCGCCGCCGAGTTCTGGCAGACGACGGTAGCCGTTGGGGAATCCGCGGCAACAAGATCAACCTGCTGATCGGGCTGCTGGTGATCGGCTCCTTCGTACTCGCCGCCGCCAACGCCGTCCACTCAATCTTCCACTAAGGAGACATGCACGCATGCAGCTAGTTCTCGACGTTTCAAACCAGAACCCCATCGACTCAGTCACCTTCAAGGCATCCGGCTCCGTCGCTCTGATCGCGAAGGCAACCGAGGGCGGCTCGTACCAGGACAAGACGCTCACCCAGCACCGGGCGGTCGCCAACGTCAACCACAAGCCGTTCGGCTCCTACCTCTTCCTGCACCCGGACAGCCCGGACAGTGAGGCGGCCTTCTACCTGAAGTACGCCCGTCCCCGGAGCGGCAACATCCAGCCGATCATCGACGCCGAGGTGACGAACCTCACGACCGCCAAGCTGGCGGCCCGCACGCAGCGCTGCGCCCTGGCGCTCGAGGCGGCGGGCTATGCCCCCATCCTCTACGCCTCGTCGTCCATCTGGCTCGAGCTGATCAAGGTCGAGCCGAAGCTCAAGCGGCTCAAGGTCTGGGAGGCCCAGTACCCCGGACGCTTCTCTCGCTGGCTTCCGAGGCTCGCGAACCTGCGCATCCGCCTACAGCACGGGGTCACCGTCGTCCTGTGGCAGTGGACTGACGCCTACGCCATCAACGGGCGGCGCTACGACGCGAGCGTCCTTCTGACGGACGTCAAGAGCCTGCTCATCCCATGAGCCGCCTTGCCCTCTCGGAGGCGTACTGGGGTGTCTGGATCTTCGTCCTCTTCCTGGTGCCGGAAGTCCTGGCTGCCCTCGGACTCACGCCCATGTACACGCTGTCGCACACGAGCTGGATCGACCAGCAGAACTACCCGATCCTGCGGACGATCATCTTCGGGTTCCTGATGGGACTCGCTGTTCACATCCGCTTCGCGACGAAGTTCGGGCCTGCAGAGCTGGGCGGCATCCTGATTGCCGTCACCGCGCAGCTTTGCTGGGGCCTCTTCTGAAAGGAGTCTGTATGAAGTACCTGAAGGCCGTGTACGGAGCCGCTGTGGCCGGACTCGGGTCGTTCGCTGTGGCCTACGCCGACAACGTCATCACCGGCCCGGAGTGGGTCACGGTGGCGACCGTCACGCTGTCGGCCTTTGGTGTCATCTGGGCCGTCCCTAACGCGAAGTCAGAGGATCAGGCCGTCGCCGAGAAGCGTGCCGAGGCACAGGCTCTCGTTGCCCTCAGGCAGGCGATCTCGGCAGCGCCCGAACCCCCGGCGCCTGCACCCACCCCACCGCCCCCGGCGTAAGCATTCGCTATAATACGCGTCGGCGTAACGAGACAGACACGAAAGGCCTCCAAGTTTGGAGGCCTTTCGTCGTTCAGGTGCCGCTTACCTTACGACGACAGCCGCAGGTCTGCCTCCCACTTCGCGAGACGCTCCCGCTGCTTGCGGATTCTCTCCTCCAGCTCTGCCTTGCTTGGCCCAGCCGATCGCGGAGGCAATCCGACAGCTAGACGGTTTCTCCGGTGCAGCTCGTCGAACTCATCCTGGTGCCGCTCGACGAGAGTGTTGATCGCGTCCCTTCTGGCTCTGATCCCTAGCTTGGCTCGCTCGCTCTGTTCCTGGGTAGGCATGGTGTCCTCTTCTCTCCCCGGCTGTCGGTTTCAACCGGGGGTGGGTAGTAGGATATCACTCCGCGTCAAGTCATGAGAGAACACTGGTGCTGCGGGGCTAACCCTGATACCATGCGGGGGAGTTAACTAGCTGGGGCGCCAGTCGTGGCAATGTAACCCCGTCGGGGGACACCCCGTCACATTGCCTGAGTAGAGCGTCCCCTTACCCGCACCGGGAGGCATCATGCACTTGCTCTTTGCTCAGTACGACGAACGCCTCGTACGCCGCGAGGCAAAGCCCAACACCCTCCGCAACTTCCGCCGCACCTCGGCGCTCTTCGACGAGGGAGGGCTCGACCCGATGACCGCGGAGGACTGGCAGATCGAGGAATGGCTGCAAGGCCTCCAGCTTTCACCCCGCACCAGGAGGCTTCACTTCGAGAACCTTGCAGCCGCGTACAACTATGCCGTGCATCGTCGGCTACTGCAACAGGCACCGACCGAGACGGTGAGGCTCCCACGCGAACCTGACCGCGAGCCGCGCATCCTCGAGACGCACGAGCTGCTCCACATCCTCGGCAACACCTACACGGAGCAGCAGGAGGTGCTGGCATATGCCCTCATGTATACGGGCATGCGCCGAGCGGAGGTGCAGCACCTCAAGTGGGAGGACATCTCGCCGGACTCGATCCGCGTGATCGGCAAGGGAGACAAGCTCCGGCACGTCCCGCTGCACCCGGCGCTCGCCGAGGTGATCATCACGCACTCGCAGCCAACGTCTCCGTACGTCTTTCCGGCCTCGTATGGCAAGAGCGGCCCGATCTCTCAGAGCGCGCTGGTCGCCATCCTCGAGAAGGTGCGCGGCAACGTCCTCTGCTCCTTCCACGACTTCCGCCGCACGGTCGCAACCTCGCTGGCCGAGAACGACGTCCCCGAGGGGATCATCGACCGGATCATGGGCTGGGCGCCGCGGACTGTCGGCAGACGCTACTACATCCGCCGTGCCGACAGCCGCATGCAAGAGGCGATCCTCAAGCTCTACGCAGACGAGCCGCTCACATCAGGAAAGTGATCGCCGCCTCGTAGGCGCCATGGACGGGGTGCGCGAAGTCCCAGCCCACCCAGGCCATCATGATTGGTGACGGCACCAGCCAACCGATCAGCACTAAACGCAGGCGCTCCCTTCTTGGGGGCGCCTGTACTCGTTCTGGGCAGTCAGCGATGTCGCTAATATCGAAACCGAGTGACTCCAGGATCTCGGCCTGCGTTGTGATCACGACTCGCTGACGCTCAACACGGACGCGTAGCTCGGCCTCATCGGCCATAGCTTCTTGCAACATGGTCGCTCCCCCACTTGATTCCGAACTGACGGACAACAAGCATTGCCTTAGGGATGCCTAAAGGCAATACCCCATAAGGGGTACGGACTAGCAGCCGCGGTACGCGGCAGGCAGCGAGGCGTCAGAGGCAGTCGCAGCGGCCTCGGCTGCCGACGCGTGGTCGGCGTACCTCTCGAGCAGGGAGCCGACCTCGAGGCGCGTCGTCTTCTCGACCAGGCACTCGTCCGTTGAGTTGAGCGCGACGTGGTTCGCCTCGTGCAGGACGACCTGCAGCCCTACGCCTACGAGCTGGTCGAAGTTGACCGAAGAGTTTAGACGCCTGAACTCGGAACGCTCGGCCGGACTGGCGGACGTGTACAAGAGCGCGCCGCACGCCCCTGTCCCCAACTCGATGTTGTCGAGCGTTCCGAGTATGACCCGACCGTCTATGACCTGGATGCTCGAGGGGTAGGCGGCACCAAGCTCGACGGCCGGGATCGCTGGGTCGCAGTACACATGCGTCGAGGCGGGGGCACCTGCGAGCGCGAGGACTGCGATCAGCGATGCAAGCATGCTTGCCATCGTACCGCGGCAAGGTTCAAAGGTCCAGCCCTGTTTTCTCCTCGCTGGGTGTTCCCGGAGAAGGGGGAGATTCTCCAAGCCGGGGCCACGTCCCATGCTCCGGCTCAAGTGGATACGCTTCCTCTCGTTCGGAGACCACAGAACCGGCAAGGGCGGCGTCGATGATTAACAACTCCCACTCGCGGCGTCGTGTCGGGTACTCGCGATAGGCCGCCGCTTCGACTGACGGGAATACTCGCCCTGTTCGCAGCTTTCTCAGCGCTTCGGTGAGGCTCCGAACACGCTCCTCAGCCGCCTCCGCGCGACGCTTCACTTCGTCACGCTGGCGTACCATTGCGTCGTACGTCGTGGCGGTGATACTCGCCTTCTCCTGGCTCACGCCTGTGTCGCTCACGCCAGCCACCCCAGCTCTTGCTCTTTGCGGTACAGCCGCTCCGTAAGGATGACGTCCATCTCGCAGCGGTTACGCACGATCGCGAGCGCCTCGGGCTTCCACCGGATCCAGGCGTCGACCCAGGTGTAGTTGTTGATGTGCGGCTTGTCGCCAAGCCCGAACTGCTCGCACAGGGCCTCGAGCGAACGCATGGCGCCCGATGAGGGCGGCACGGAACGCATTGTGTCTACGAGCTGCTTGTCCATGTCCGGGAGCTTAATGCCGAAGTCCTTCGCGAGGCCGACGAGCAGCCCCGTGTCGTGGCTGAAGTTGTGGCCCAAGAAGCCGTCAGCCTCCGCGATGTCGGCGTACACGGGCGCGAGGAGCTGGCGCACGGACTCGTCGTCCTGTCGCCAGTCGATTAGCACCGAGGTGACCGTCTTCTCCGGTGCTCCTACCCACTTGCGTGCGATGCAGAAGACGCCGGAGTACGTGTAGCCTCCCGGCCCCCAGCCCCATTTAGGCCCGTTCTCGACGTCGAGGTTGAGGAGGCGCGGCTCCGGCGGATCCGGCAGCCGCTTCCAGGTAAGCTTGAGGTCGAACACCTAGCTCTTCTCCGTCGTCACAGGCAGCTCGCCCTGGGCTGCCCGCTCCTCGATCGCCTTCACCGCAGGCTCGATGACGTCGATGCGGTGGTCGATACGCGCGAGGTTCTGCTCGAACATCAGCTTCGCCCGCAGCGACGCGGCCGTCTTGAGCTTGGCCCTGCGAACCTCGCGGAGCGTGTCGTCGTCCATGGTGTCTGTCATGTGGCCTCCTGGTGCGGGGGTTTGAGTCGTGCTGCGTACTTGACGATCGTCCTGTCGACGCGGCGGATGCTCAGCAGGTTCAGCTCCCGCCTGTGAAGGACGGCGTTCTCGCGACGGCTGCGCATGCGCTCGCGGTTCCACGCGCGGTACTTCGGCGTGCCGTAGCGCGCATCAGGCATCCCGGTCGAGATTCTCGATCCATCCGGCAGCTACGGCGGCGACCTGTACAAGCTCCCCGCGCAGCTTCACTGGGTCGCTCTCGGCCAGCGCCTCGAAGTACTCCTCGGCCAGAATGTCCGCCCAGGTACCTACGCCATCCGCATGACGCTCTTTGCATTCCTCGCGATAGTGGCCGGCCAGCCGCTCAAATCGTGCCCCTCCGGTTCCGTTGGGGTGTGTCTGCACGCCCCACTTCTCGTCTTGGCGACGACGCTCTGCCGCGATGTCCCCGAGCACCGACCTCGTTGCCAACCCCACCTCGGCACTCATGCCTCCACCTCTGCAAGCTCCTGCTCGTACAACACGCGAGCTATGAGCGCGTACACCGCAATGTCCATGAAGCTGTCGACCGCGGCCTCGTTCGCCAACGAACCGTTGGTGGCGAGCGACTGCAGGCGGCGCACCTTGTCGTTCAGGCGGATCAGCGCTCCGATCCAAGGCTTCACGCCCCACTCCTCACTCGAGCGCACGTTCGCGAAGGGGTCAGACAGCCGACCGTAGTCCTGCTGCTTGGACGCGTGGAGCAGCCCCGCCTCGATGAGGTGGCTGTAGAACTGCTTACTTGAGTTGTGCCCGTCCTCGCAGTCGAGCAGGATCTCGAAGAAGTGAAAGCTCGACGAGTCGTCGAGTGCCTTGGCAGGATCTGTGTCTGCGGTGCCGACGCCCTCAGGCACCAGTTCGAGGTTGACAGGCCGGAGGTAATAGACGTCACCGTCCGAAAGCTCGATCGTCACCTCATCCTCAAACTGATGCTGACCTGCCGGGACGATGTAACCCAAGCGGCCCTCGATCTCCGCGTGGTTGGTAACGCGAACGCGGGCGCCGACCTTGAAGTCTGTGCTCAAGTGGTTCCTCCTGTTGTATGTCGAATCCGTCCGTTGCGGTGGGTCGCAGCCTCATACGCACGACGCTCTTCCAGCAGCTCCGCGTAGCGAGCGCGTCGCCTTGCACCTAGCCCTGCCTCCAGCAAGGCGTAGAGGTGCTCCACCTTCTGCCCACTCACCGACCAGTACCAGACTGGCTTACACCTCTTGTTGACGAGTAAGCGAGGCCCGGACACACGTCCCATACCCACGGCTGCCACAAAGCGCCGGAGTACGTCTTCGTCAGTCGTGGACAGAGTCGCTGAGAGAAGGACGTGGCGCAGAGAGCCGCGGCAGTTTCTGTTGCGCCTCTGCATTGAGAAGCACCCCTCACCCTCGAAAAGCCCAGCGGCCCACATCACTTCGCCGCTCACACGATCTCCTGGAGCTGCTCGTAGGCGCCCGCGTGCGCTGGGGTTGCGCCCTTCTCGCCCCAGCTCTCTGCAACCTTGGACTCGAACGTCAGCGGCACAGTGAGATCGAACCCGTGAGCCGTTTCACAGAGGTGGGTCAGCTCTGTTGCAGCTTCCTCACACCACTCCGGCCCTCTGACCCAAAGCAGCTCATCGTGAACTTGTAGACACATGCGGGCAACCACCGGGTCGACGGCCTGGCGCGCAGCCAGCATCGCGCGCCGCACGATGTCGGCCGCCGACCCCTGCACCTTCGTGCTGACGGCTTGCCGCTCGGCCGTCCCCTTCTTCTGCCAATCGGCGCTCTTAATGCCGACGAGCTGACGTCGCCGACCAGCGAGCGTCTCGACGTAGCCGTCCTTCTCGGCCTGCGCGATGACCTCCTGCCGCCACTCGAACATGCGCGGCAGCGTCTTCTTCAGGTCGCGCAGGAAGCCGTCGGCCTCGGCTGGAGTCGTCGGAATGCCTGCGAGGGACATGACCATTGAAAGCGTCTCGCCCGCAGCGCCGTACTGGCTGCCTAGCATGACGACCTTCATCAGCGCGCGGTTCGGGTTCTCCTTCGTCGGCTCGCCGCCCCATGCCTCGGCCGCCAACGTGCCGTAGAGGTCGCCGCCTGAAGCGAAGATCTCCACCATCACGGGGTCGCGGCTGAAGTGCGCACTGATCCTCACCTCAAGGCCGCCGTAATCGCCGATGAATAGAGGCCCGCGGAAGAGGCCACGGACGCCGCTCTCCTTGGCCACTTGCTGCAGGTTCGGCTCTCGCGCAGCCAGCCGCCCAGTGGCCGTACCCGACTGATCGAAGCGCCCGTACAGCTTGCCCTCGTGAACGCGCTCGATCCAGTCGCGCAGGTAGCCCGCGAGCTTCTGGTGTTTGCGCCACTCGATGTAGCCGGCGACCCACGGGTTGCTGCCGTAGAGCACCATCAGCTTCTTCGAGCTGACCGAAGGCCGAGGTGTCTTCTGCTTCTTGTCACGCTTCGGCGGCGCCAGGCCCATACCGTCGAGCAGCAGCACGCCGTACGCGTAGTCGCGGCCAACCTTCGTCACGCGCACACGCGGCGGCGCTATGCGCTCGACGGCCGCGCGCTTGTCCTCCTTCGACATTCCCAGAATCCTGGGAATCGGGAAGCGCACATCTTGTTCCCACACTTCGGTGTAGAGGAAGCGCGCGACCTGCTCGCCGCTGCCGGGATTGAAGTTCGGGGCGCCGGTCATCTCGACGAGCTGCTGCTTGAGCCGCGACATCTCGCCGTCCGTATCGGTGAGCATCTCGACGGCGGCCTCGCGATCGAATGGCATTCCCGCGGCCTCGACTTCGACCAGGAGACGAGAAAACGGAGCCTCTTCCTTCAGGAAGTGCGACCACTGCCCCGTCCTCTTCAGCTCTGCGCGAAGGGCCTCGTAGAGGTCGGCCTCGGCCTTGAGGTCTGAGCGGTTGTAGGCCGACAGCTCGTCCCAAGGCGCCTCCTCGATCGGCACCAGCTCCTCGACCCCGAGAGAGCTGGCCATGCGGTCGAACATGACCCGCCCCGCACGCTGCTTGAGCGCCTTGACGGGCGTGTAGCCGCAGTACCTCTGAGTCAGTGATTCGAGGTCTAGTTGTTGCGTCCCGTCAAGCATCCAACCGAGCACCTTCGTGTCGTGGAAGGACACGTTCTTGCCGAGCTTCGCGCCCTCGAGCATGAGCCAACGCAGATCGAAGTTCGTCGCGCAGACGATCGTCGTCCCAGGCCGAACCATCAGACGGCGGGCCATCTTCCGGCCCTCCTCAGCGGGGTAGACCTTTTCGCCGATACCGACGCACAACAGCTCGTCGCGGAGTGGGTTCTTCCCCGTTGTCTCGAGGTCGATGACGACGTAATCGTTCGCGCTCAGAACGATGCTCCAGTGCCGACCGAGCGGATTATCAGCACCGTCGTTCCGGCCGGTGCGCTTCCCTGCGGGCTGCGACCAAGCGCACGGACTACATGCAGGAAGCCGTCAGTGATTTGTACCACCTCGCCGCCAACACGGACAAGGTCGCCGGGGCGGTAGCGCCACGGGCGCTTGGCGGGAAGGAGGTGCGAGCGAACCGTGAAGTCCGCGTATAGCGTGTCGGTGTTGTCGTTCGGTATCACGACCGCAACCAGAGATCATGGTGCGCGTGGTTGGCGTCAAACCTCAGACGCCTTCTCAAGCCGAGCGCGCAGAGCGCCCAAGTGAACACTGAGAGCCGATGCACGCAGCCGCCCTGGAAGATGACGGTGCGGCCGATGCGGGTGGCGGGGTTCACTCGCTCGACTCCACAAGTTCGTGGGTCAAGACAAGAGCCTCATCCGCCTGAAGGAAGTTCAGGCCGTGGTAGTACAGCTCACCGCTCGAGACGGCGTCTTCGTACTCCTGGTCGTCGTACTCCATGACGCCGGTCAGCGGCTTTGGCAGCGTGAGCGTGAACCTGACGTACTTCATCGCTTCCTCCGTTTCTTCGGCGGCTGCTCGGGCGAGATGACGACGCCGATGGCACGCTCCGCTGGCGGGCGCGCAAGGTACGCGGCCGTGTTGGCGGCGTACTCGAGGCTGTCGTGCATGGCCGGTAGCCGCTTGTGGTTGCACCAGGCGCACAGCAATCCGCGAACCTGGCGAGTCTTGTGGTCGTGGTCGACGTTCATGCGCGTCGACATCGAGTCGGCGGGGCGCTTGCAGATCGCGCAGCACCCGCCTTGGAAGGCGAGCATCTTCGCGTACTGCTCGAGCGTGATGCCGTAGAGCCTGAGCAGGCGTGTCTCGGCCGTGCGCTCGGCGGGCGTCGTCATGCCGACGCCTCGTGGTGGTGCGACGGCCTCTCGCACAGAGCGGAAGGGCACGGCCTCCAACTACGCTCGCCTGTGTCGGCGTCGACCGCTGCGCACATGCAGACGGCCATGGCCTCCTCGCCGTGGATCGGGCAATACCGATCCTCGAAGTAGCGCCGCTGTCCTTCGGGGCCTAGGTCGTACGCCTGCGGGTCACAGGTGCAAGTCACTCGGCACTCCTCGGGTTCAGCAGCCCAGCGCACCAGCCGCTGTGGATGCGGGATAGCGCGTCCTTCTCTGAGAGGCCGGACTCGAGGGCAGCTTCGAGCAGGGACTCGAGCGCCTTGTCCTCGTCCAGCTCGCCGCCAGCACAGAGCGAACCGAGCGTGTACGCCTCCGCGTTGAGCAGCGCCCGCCTACCGCCCTCGCCCTGGTTGCGAACACGCATAAGTGCGTTACGCAAAGTTGCGAGGCCGTAGCCGGTGCCACCCATGAGCGCGAAATACTTCGGGGCCGATGCTGTGCCCTCCGACCGCTTGTTGAGCGTCAGCTCGTCGAGCAGCCACTCGGGGGCCGGGGACGGCTTACCGCCGCGCAGGAAGGAGTACCCTGGCGACGGCGGCACAAGCACGTACCCGCGCCCCGGCTTCTTGATGTCGACCCCCGGCCCGAGGCTGCCACGCAGCTCACGGTCGTCGGGCAGGGAGTAGTAGAGGTGAACCCCCCCCGACTGCGTGCGGACAGTTCTGGTACCTGGCAGGCTGTGGCCCGCTTGTGCGGCGTTCCACGTTCCCGTACCGCCGTTGCGGGGGTCGACGTCGACCACGAAGACGCGGTCGGGTATCACCAGGCCGATGCCACCGCCCTCCCAGTCCCAGCCCTCGACGACACCGATGTCGGTGGTACCGTCGTGGAAGCCCCGCGGCGTGCGGGGAGCCTTGTCGGCCCCCGTCGGGAACACCCGGTTGCCGCGCTGGGCGAGAAGGACGGCAGCTTCGGCCAGCGTCGTCACGCCAGCGCGCCCTCGAGGACGTTCTGAATGTCGTACAGCTCAGGGTTGTCGCGCCGGAACGACCCAGGATCGGACGAGGTGTCGAGGTAAGCGACGAGTGTCGCTGCTTCGGCGATCGTCAGATTCAGCCCGACGCCCGCCGCCGACGTTATGACCTCTTTCTTCGCAGCGGTCGCCATCTACTTGGCCTTTGCCTTTGCCGCCGACGCCTTGGCCGGAGCCGCCTCGACCTCAGGTGCAGGCTTGAGCAGGAAGCTGTTACCGCCCTTCGTCAGGATGCACGGGATCGGCTCCGTCTCTCCTGCGCCGAAGTGGTCATCCACCATGGCCTGGAGCAGATCGTCACGAGAAGTGACGCCACTTCCCTGAGGGAATCCGACCATCCGCGTCTCGTTGTCGCCCGTCGTCGGATCCGGGAGGACGAGCGTTACGACGAAGCGAGGGCCATACTTGTTCTCGGCTTCGTGACGAACAGCCGTGACGTCGAACGGTGTCTTGTTCGCGATCAGCTCGTCCTTTTCGTCAGGCGACAAGTAGCCGCCCCCGCCGCTACCGGCGTCGTGCGTGTCCCAGAAGCTCAAAGGAACTCCTTTCTGTCTGTGGTTGTTGGTGAATGCCTCAGGCCCTCAGCGACCAGCGCCTTGTGCGCGATCTCTGATTCCTGCGAGCGGTTGCCGCGGTAGTCGGCCTCCGCGATCTCGGTGAGTGCAGCGACCAAGCGGTTGATGAGAGGAAGCGGTGTCAGCAGATCGCCGACCTTTATCGCCATCTCTCGCTGACCGTCGTTCACGACGGCCTCCGGGCCTGCGCCTCTAGCCCGTCCGAGCTGGCGACGGCAAGCACCGCGAGGAAGCGGTCGTAGAGCGCATCGCTGAAGGCAAACGTCGCGGTTTCGTACTTACCGCTCGGCGTCGGCCGCACGACGACGCCGTACTCGATCGGCTCATCCGTCGGTATGAGCGGCTCCTCGGTGCCGTCGTCCAACCCCACGAAGTCGGCGCGTGCGTAGCCGATGAGCTGGAGCGCGACCTCGTCGTAGATGCTCTTGGACGTCTTGATGTCGATGACGACAGGCACCCGGCTCGAGCCAACGTGCGTGCGGGCGAAGAGGTCGGCCGTTCCTGCGTACCCGTGCGTGCGGGAGTAGACCGTCGACTCGCTCCTGTAGATCTCAGGCTCGGTGTCCTGCAGGTACGAGTAGACGCCGGAGATCATCAGGTGCGCGCTCTTCCACATCGCCTTGGGGACGCGCTTCTCCGCGAGCTGCACCTCGACCTCGGCCTTGTCGACCTGCGTGCCTGCGATGTACGCCTCGACGGCCGCGTGGACGATCGTTCCGCGGTCGGCCTTCTTGTTCATGTCGCGGAAGCGAGCGCCCTTGACCATGTCGATGGCCGCGCGCTCCTCGCCTTTCTCCTTCAGCGCGACGAGAACGTCGAGGTTGTCGACGGCGAACTCGGCCGACATCTTGGCCGCCCAGCCGATCAGGAAAGGCTTTGGCAACGCCTTGAGAGCGCTGGTCACAGAGATGACCTCGAACTCGTGGGGCGCGACCGGCGGCCAGGCGTAAGTTCTAGGCCCGTCCTCGCTGCTCTTCCTCGCTTGCTTGGGTGTGGTCATGCGGCCTCGTAGATCGTCGTCGTGACTTCGCGCGCAACCACCGAGAACACAGGCACGGGGTCGGCCTCGAAGACGTCTCCGTCCTCCTGCATCTCCGTCGCGGGGTCGAGGTAGAAGAAGCCGAACAGCTCAGCTCCGTGTGAGAACACGACCAGGCGCTTCGTGTACCAACGGTGGCGCGATACCTCTTGGGTCGCGAGTCCGCCCCCAAGCGCGATGGCCTCCGCTTCGTCGTAACTGAGTGTTGTGGGCACGTTGCTCCTTTGGGTCAAGCGGATGGCGTGGACAGCGCGATTGCGTGTAGCCACACGGGGATCAGGCGTCTGGGTGGGTCGGAGGGAACGTGTCCAGGCCGGACTTGGCCCTGAACTCGAGGTCGGGCGCTGAGTGCCCCTCGCCGAGGACTGAGGAGGTGTCGGTCGGCGACTCGGCGGCCAGCGCCTCGAGCGCGTCCTGTGCGATGTCACCCGAGGCGAAAATCACAGCGAAACGTCCATCCAGGTCGTCAGCTCCTGGAGGATTCCGAGCATCGCGAAGGCCTGCGCCTGCTCGACCCATACCGCCGCGTACTCAGGCACGCACTCTCCCGCCTGACGCAGGCAATCGCGAGCAGCGCCTGCATAGCCTGAGGTGTGCCCGTCGGTCGCCTCGAGAAGCTGTTCTATGAGGCTCACGAGAGGCTCCCATCGCCAAGCAGGTAGCCGCGGTCACGCGCGCCGCGGAAGTTCTCGACGATGTTCCAGGTGACCCCGTCCCACCACTGCGCATAACCGCCCTTGTCGATCTGGAGGGGCTGCTGGATGTGGTTCGCGAAGTCGTAAGGGCCGGACGTGAGCGCCCCGAACCACTTCTGGGTAACGAAGTCGGAGATGAGCACCGGACGTCCGTCGGCTCCGGGGCGCGTGTAGGCGTCGGCATCAGACTCGACTGGGTCGGCTACTTCCTGCGCCCAGATCGTCCCGTCCGACCCCTGCATCGTGGATACGGCGCCAGCGCCTGCGGGAACGTCCGCAAGCTGCTCCCACAGCTCGTGCGTGAGTGCGACCGACCACGAGTAGCCGTAGTACCGCGACGTGCCCGCGTAGATGATCGAGTCGGGGACGCCGTTGACTAGCTCGTGGTAGGCCAAGGCACCCTTCACCGGCCCCTTGTCGACGATCGTGATTGTGCTTGCGCCTACGGGGGCGGCTGCCTTGCCGATGAAGACGAGGTTGGCGTCGATGTGCCAGCTCGGCGCGAAGTCCTCGTGCGCGGCGGCGTTGAACGCCGGGAGCGCGTTCTTGACCGCCGAGTCGGCGACATAGGTCGAGACGTTTCGAATGTAGATCGTTTGGACGTTCGACTTAGGGCTGATGCTGGCCACCGAGATCACCCCGGCGGCTAACAGGGCCGCTGCAACGATCGCCCAGGTAACGACGACGGCACGGGCTACTGCGTCCGCTGCGTCCCAGCGCTTCATGCCGACGCCTTCGAGGCAAACCGCTCGGCATGCTTGATGGCGACAGCGAAGACGGCTTTGACGTCTTCCCAGGTCGTGCTCTTGTGATCGTTGAAGTCGACGATCGACCCGGCGGCCACGGAGTTGAGAAGCCAGATGGCGATTGCCCGAGTCGTGCCCGCCTGAGACGTCTGGGCGTACACCGACCCGATCGAGCAGAAGGCGATGCTGCCGTCCTCCAGCTCTTTCCTCTCCGTGCCCTGAATCCAGTGGCGGCCGGAGTCGTTCATGGACGTGATAGCGGTACGTAGGAGGACGGCTACTTCACTCCACAGCTCCCCGTCCAGGTTCGCCCCGTCCAGGTTCGCCCCGCCCAGGTACGCCCCGCGCAGGTTCGCCCCGCGCAGGTACGCCCCGCGCAGGTTCGCCCCGTCCAGGTACGCCCCGCGCAGGTTCGCCCCGCCCAGGTACGCCCCGCGCAGGTTCGCCCCGACCAGGTTCGCCCGCTTGGCGACGGCCTCTTCCACGGCCGAGCGCACATCATTCGCGTCCTGCGCGACGTACAGCACGGTGCCGCCGATGCTCTTGATCTCGATCACGCCTCAGCCCTCGCCTTCGCCGCCGCCCGCCGCTCGCGCTGGTACGCGGACTCGGCGGCTCGGCAGGCGACGCACTTGCACTTGAGGTTCGTGTAGGTGCTCCTGAGGCCGTGCTTGACGTGGCTCGAGAAGAGGCTGTCCTCCTCGCGGGGCAGGTAGCTGATGACCTCGCCCTGGGCCTCGGGGTCGAAGGCGTCGAAGTCGTACGTGACGCCGACCAGCTCGGAGACGCCGCCGTCGAGCTGGCGCTCGCCCGCAGCCTTGCGCACGAAGTAGGTGTCGTCGGCCGCCTGCTCCTGGATGAGCAGCTCCAGCTCCTGCTCAGGCGTCATGCCGGAGCGTTCGAGCGCGCGTCGCCGTAGCGGCGCTTCCGCGAGTGCTGACATGGATTGTTCCTCCTGGTGCGGGGGGATTGTTGCCTCGGAGAAGGGGACTCACTCCGAGGCGTCTCTGGGACTGTAACATCTCTATCGGACGGGCGTTCAGTCCCTTGAACGATTTCTGCGATTGGGGCTTGTCATACAAGCTATGTGACGCCTCGGGCGCGGGATGCTTAACGGACGGCGCAAGGACTGAAGCCTTAGGCTTGCGTCACATTGCTATAGAGAAAGAGCGTTTGACTCCTTCAGGTGCTTAACCCCACCACCCTCCTCTCTTAGCGCGGGCATTGCCCTAGAGCTAGGTCGGGCACTATCTGCATGCCACGAGGCTCACGAAACCCACCCAGACGCCACGCTAGGCCACTAGCCCAGCCTGAGTCAGTCGCCGACTTGCTTCTGCGTTTGCCTCGCGCGAAGGAGGACGACAAGGAAGTCGTCTACGTGATTCAGGCGCTGGATGGAGGCCCTGTGAAGATCGGTCACTCCACGCGCAGAGGCGTCCAGAGTCGCCTTAAGTCCCTCCAAATCGGAAACCATCAGAGACTTACCGTCCGCGCTACCTACAGCGGCGGCATGTGGCTTGAGCGAGCGCTGCATGAGTTCTTCGCTCTATCTCGCCTCTCTGGGGAGTGGTTTTGGGTTACGCAGGAGCTACGCGAGTGGTGCCCGGAGGTCGTGTGCGACGGTGACGTCCCCACGATCATCGTCAACGCCGAAGAGAAAATCGTCCATGACAAGGATGTCTCGTTCGACGAAGTGACGAAGTTGGCGTATCCGACGCCGCCCTATGCAAACACCCTCTTCACTGTGAGCTATCGGAAGGCCCACGAGCCGAAGGAAGGCACGCTCGTCGCGGGTCAGTCCGTCGAAGTCAAGAAGAGCGGGACCATCTTCAATGTCAAAGCAATCTGATAAGTCATAGCCAGGACCTCAGGCGCCTGCGCGACGAGGGCTACGATGGCGGGACGTAAGCCAGCAAACGGCCCCCGCCACAAGCATGGGTTCGTACGCATCGACTACGTCCGCTGTCCTGATTGCGAGGCAAACGGAGCGCTACGCAACGACGGAGGAGCCATTGTCGTGAGCGGGGGACAGCTCCGTGGATCATCGGAGGATGTCGGCGTAACCACGCGCGCTAGCGGCTGCCCGACCTGCAAGGGAAAGGGCGCCATCAGGACAGACGATCTCGAAGCGTTGATGAAGGCCGGGATTGAGCTGCCAACGATCGCCGACCTTGACCCCTATGCGATCCCACCGCGTCCTCGGCCATCACATCGCAACCTATGACGCCATGAAGCACTCAAAGCGACAGAGAAAGTTCCTGAATTCCATGCGCCAAATGGGCGATGTCCCGTGGCCCGAGCGCAGGTTCAAGTACCCCCCAACGTTCGGCCGTGTCTCCGGCCGTCACCTGACGCTCGCCGCTCGGTGCGAGCGCGCGGTCGGCGAGACTCGCGTCAAGACCAGCCGCTTCCGCCGCAAGCAGGTAGCGCCCGTCCTCTGTGGCGGCAAGCTCATCGCGAAGCTCGGAAGGACAGGCGGTCGGCGCGTCTACTGCGAGAGCTGCCGAGCGCGCCGCAAGCAGCAGCGACTCGAGCGCCGCATGGAGCTGCAGCTCAAGTCCCGCTTTGGCATCGAGCCGAGAGTCGCTGAGCGCGAGGAGCGCCGCACGACGCGCATGCTCGCCAGGTTCCGCCGATCGGGTGTGCGCTGATGGCGCTCCAAACGATCACCGGCAAGCCTTCGCATCCGATCCCCGAGGACGTACGCAAGCGGATTCACGATCGCCTCGATGAGCTGCTGAACGAGTACGAGTGGGATCGCCTACCGCTGCAGAGCATGTACGCGTGGGAGCACCCGAAGTCGGGCGGGGAAATCAGCCTCCGCGTTCGTAGGAGCTTCAGCTTCTGATGTCCTGGGAAGGCCCCGACAAGGAGCGCGACGAAGACCGCTACTACGAGGACGAGTCGATGGTTCCGCCCTCGTTGCTGTCGCCGTTGTCTGGAGTAGGAGCTGCCGCCTCGGAGTTGGCCCTCGGCCGAGAGCCTTCGACTGCGACCGCTAGTAGCTCTGCTCCAGAGAACGGCTGGAAGTATTGCGGTCACGGCCAGTGGGTCATTCGCTGCTGATGTGGCGCGCGACGTACTACCCCGCCCTTCTCTTTGCTCACGCTCAGCACCGGGTCGCACTGAGGCGCATTGCAGCGCTCGACACCCCGTACTGGGCGCTCTGGTTTGCGTTTTGGCTGCCGCTGCGCGCCGTTGCGGTGGCGCTGCTCCGCATCGCTGAATGGTCGGCAGCGTGACCGACGAAGCGCCCGACCTCGGCACCACCAAGGACGCCGTCGACCGCCTCCTTCCGCGCATCGTTGCCGAGCTGGAGGATATGGTCGAGAACGGCGGCGAGAAGGTCGTACGCCATCGCTGCACCGCATGCGGATCGCAAGAGACGGTCACGTTCAAGGTTGCCGACGCCGACCTCTACGTAAAGGCGCTGTCGGCGCTGTCGGCCGCGAGTGGTCGGCTCAAGGTCGACGACGACGAGACGTCTGGCGCTGCCACGAAGATCCTGCGCGACCGCTCAGAATTGACTGATGCCGCGTTGGCCGAGTACATAGTGAAACTTCGAACTGAGCTAGATGGCAGCGGTTAGCAGCGCGCCTTGGTCGACATCCCGAAACTCGCCGCAGTCGCACTGGCACCACCAGTAACGAACTCCTCGTTTTGGTGCCTCCGCAATAACGAGCCAACGACCAAACGTCTTACCGCTGAGCTTGTGCTTCTGCCTGAGGATCTTAGAGCGGTACATAGGAGCCTTGCGCGAATCGCTCAGGCTACAAATAGTCGAGCCGTCCTGAATCGCTCAGGCTGTAAACCGACGACCCGCCGCAGATGCCCGATTTTCCCGACCACGGCCTGAGCAAAGACACGGTGCGCGCCGACCTCGCCCGCGCCTGCGCCATTGTTCACGGGAGGGGCGCGAAGCTGTCGCTCTTGGAGCTGTGTGTACTGGTCATGAAGGACGGCCTACTCAATGAGGAAGAGCGCGCGCAATTACTTGCGCAAAAGCTCGCCGAGCCGAAGGAGTGAGATGCCAGGACAGATTTTCGATCTCGTAGGCGTATGGCTGCCGCTCTTTCCTTTGCTTCGCGGTAAGGCGCGTGAGTGGGGCGAGTCAGGCATCCCCGAAGAGAACTGCCAGACATGCACGAAGGAGCTTGAGTCGGACGGCTCCTGCTTCGAGTGTAGGGGGACGAACACCCTCTCCTCCTCCCACGAGCCTACGGCTTGACCGCGTAGTACCGGATCTCAGGCCGATCCATCCAGCTCTTCGCCCGACGCCCGCAGGCGTCGAGGTCGGTGCAGTAGGACAGCCGCGAGTGTGAGGAGTGAACGCGTTCCTCGTCCGGCTTGAACGCCCGGTTGCAGCGACCGCAGCGGTAGATGCGTACGGGTGGCGTCATGCGAGCCACCTGACGAGCGCGTAGATCCACGCGATGAAGCCAACGACGAGCAGCGTCGCGTAGGCGACCCATGCGACGACTTTCACGTCTTTTTCCGAAGATGCGGGTACACGTAGGCGTACTGCTCCGCATCGTCGTAGGTGCGGTCGATCAGCGACACGGCGGCTGCCAACAGCCCGCCGCGTACGATCTCGAGCGCGTCGGCACAGGCCCAAAGGGCTAGCGCGATGAGCTTGTTCATGATTCCTCCCTGGTGCGGGTGTGGTGCGTCGGTCGACAGCACCGAGCAAGGCCCGTAGGCCCTGCTCGCTGGTGTCAGACTGCGGCCAGCTCGCGGATCGTGCGGTTTAGCGACGCTTTCGCCGGGTTGTCGGTGAGGAGCGTGCGCTTCACGTACGAATCCTTGGAGCGGTACGCGCGCAGGTGGTCGAAGTACTCGCCACCCGCGAGGAACAGGCCGTAGCCCGTCAGCTTGTGAGCCTCCGGGATGGTCGGCCCCATGAACAGTGAGAGGATCTTCGTCCGCTCGTTGTCGAGGTTCGTCTTGACCCGCGCAGACGTTGCCGCGGTCGACGACAGAACGCCGTCCTTGTCGCCGATGATCTCGGAGACGAAGAGGTCGCGCTGCGCCGGGGTGACGCTGATCTCGCCCAGCTCGATCATCGCCTCTTGGTAGCGGTCGAACGCCTTGCGAGCGCCCTTGACGACCTCACGAGCATCGGCGATGCGATCCTTCACGTTCTTGGTGTGGCGGAACGTGAAGTCGGTGCCGAGGCGCTTGCCCTCGGCCTCACTGGCGCTGACGGTGTTGGCGCAGACCTGGCGGATGGCGCCCGAGCGTACCCGGAGCGACCCGCTTCCGTCATGCGTCCACGACAGGCACCCGAACGGCAGCGTCTGGCTGTCGTCGCCAGGTAGCACGATCGGATTGTCGAGCTTAAGCGTGAGCGCGCAGATGCGGCCCTCGTCAAGCAGGATGCCCGTCTCGTACTCGAAGCCTTGATCGAAGAGAAGCTCGGCGATGTCGTACGCCACGCTGTTCTGGATGACCTCGTACGTGTCGCGGGTGACGTTCAGGATCTCACCCGTGCCCGACTTGACGAGGCCCTTCCAGCCTTCGGCCTTGCGGTTCGAATGCAGGCCGACGATCTCGACCGGCCGCTCGATGACCTGGAAGTCATGACCGGCTAGCCGCATTGCCTCTTCACGGCCGGGGTAGTCCGCGAGGACGATTCCCTCGCCGTGCCAGGCCGCTTCGCGTACGAAGAAGCCCTTCTCGAAGAGTGCAGACATGGTTTCCTCCCTGGTGCGGGTTAGCGCTGCGGAGTTGCAGCACCGAGCAAGGCCTAAAGCCCTGCTCGCTGATGCCTCAGCCGACGAAGTGGTAGCGACCTAGACCGACAAGCTCGAACGTGTCCGCGTCGATGATGCGGATCTCTGAGGCTTTCGGCCACCAGAGCCACGACTCTTTGCCGCCGCTCCAGTCGCACGGCTCGAACGCGATTGCGTTGGTCTGCTTGACCGCGATCTTTCGCGCAGGCGGGTTACCTTTCTTGCTCAGAACAGCGAATCCCTCGGCGTACTCCAGCTCGAGGGTGGCGCCAACAACTGCGCGCCGCTTGACGTCTGCGAACGTCTTCATGTCGTTCCTCCCTTGGTGCGGGGTCAGTGTTCGGATGAGCACCGGCAGGGCGCCCTGAGGCGCCTAGCCGCTGATCACTCAGAGGTACAGGTACGGATGCTCGAAGGCCTCGATCGCCTTGTCGCGTGGCACGATCACGCTGCGCTCGCCCTCTGCATCGTGGATGCGGAGAACGGGATTGCTCTCGAAGTAGTGCAGCGTGACGCGGATGCCGCCGGACTCACGGTCGAGCAGCGCGTCGTCGAGTACGTCGACAACCGTCGAGCCTACGACCTCGAACGGTGAACGCGCGGGCGCGTTTGCGATGGTCGGTGTGCCATCGGTGTGGATCATGATTCCTCCCTGGTGCGGGTAGGGACGAGGATTCGCCCCGCTGACCCACTCTCTGCCGTGCGCCGTGGCGTCGGTTCTGGAGAGTGAGTCGGCGGGACGACTGACGTGAGCCAGTCGCCCTTGCCCTTGGGAGGAGGCTGCGAAGGGTGTTCGAGCGAATGCAGCAACCTCCAAGGACGGGAGGAGGATTGGTGTTGTCCCCCCACGTCTCTTAAGTCCGATGGAGAGAGCGTTAGGGCGACTCCGGGAGGTTCGGCCGTGACCGTCTCAACCGTTCGCCGCTCCCGAGATCACTGACCCTTCGTCGTTCGGGGGTGAGTCGGAAGTGCCCACACAGAGTAACTCCTGTAGGCACAAAGCGCAATAGCCAATTTGCAGGCACTTTTCACTTTGCGATACATCGTGGACTCACTCCTACGCGCCCCGGAGGGTTGCTAAGACGTGCCAGAGACGGACGAGATCGACTACACCTCGCACTTGCTCGTGCAGGGCAACTCAGGCCGCTGGGATCACCCCTGGACGATGAGCGAGGAGGACGCGCAGGAAGAGTACGACGAGTTGCAGGAGCGGCTGGCCCGCAAGCGACCGCTGGGGTTTGCGCCCTGGCCGGAGGGGGAGTGATGACCGTTGCCGAGCGTGAGGCGCGCGCCTGGGCCGAGTACCGCGCCTGGTCGTCTGGATCATCGCCGTCCCAGTACGTCATGACCGAAGAGCTGGCCTGGCGACGCCTGCAGGACGAGCTGCTCGCCATCCGCACCCCGGCCGGGACGTTCTCCACCGAGCTTGTGATGTTCACCCCCGAGGGCGACCTCGACATAGCGTTCGAGCCTTGCCCTGACTTCCTGCCCGATGGGGGGTAGGGGGGCAACAACCTAAGGCTTTTGTCGTAAGGCTTAGGTCGCCGCCATCGACTCGACGGCAGTGCCTACTACCAACAGCCGTAGGCCAACAGCCTACGACCAACAGCCTCCAGCCTCAGGCCGTGACCGCTCTACCGGCCGCCGGGGGCAGCGTGATCACCGCACGCCCCGCCACCAAGTCGCTGCCTCCACCCAACATGCGCCCGCGCCCGCGAGTCGCTCTATCCCTGGCCTGAGGCCCTGGTTCACCCACTGGCCTACCAGTGTGTGGTCTGGATGGCTCAACCATGCGGCTTAGAGGCATAGACCCTCCGACCTTGGCCCTCCGATGCCTTGCCACGCAGCCCCTTGCCCCACCTGGAGCCGTCGCCCCTCCCGTCCCCGATGGCCCTCCCGCGTCGGAGTCCCATGGCTGGTACTAGCCACGGGAGATGAAGTCCTGAGAGAGAACCTGTTCCCACAAGAGGAGTTGATCCGTTCCATGCAGCAGCAGCTTGAGTCGAAGCACTTCGCAGACCTCAATGGCAATCCCGCCGGAGGAGTCACCACCGGCATAGGGATCGACATCTTCTGGCAGAACGGGCCGCTTCAGGTTCCCGGAGCCGAGCGTCAAGGGCCGAACGGCGCCTTCGTCGAAGGTGTCATCGAGGCGGCGGCCGATCGCCTCCGCTTCTACCAGTCGGGCAGGTTCGCCTGCCGCGAGAACGCTATCGCGCTGACCAAGCTCGAGGAGGCGCTGCATTGGCTGCAGCACCGCACCGCAGACCGTGAGGCCCGCGGAGTCGAGGGGACGCACAAGGTATTGGTGGCGTCGAATCTGAAGCTGGTGTGAACGGCGCTACCGTCCTCCAGGCCTCCTGGTACAGCGAGTCCTTGCTGGAGTCCGAGAAGGCAAAGCAGCTCGAGATGCATATGAAAAGGGTCGCAGCGCACGGCCCTCTGTCGCGCAAGGTGACGGCGACGCTGATCGACCACACAAGCCCTCACGACGACGGCATCGAAATGGAGTGGGTGACAGAGGTATGAGCCTGACGAAGACGCGGTGCATTCTGCACCTCGTGACTTGGAAGCGCGGCATCTACTTCGCTCCCGACGCTGCGGCCTCAGTACAGGAGCTGCAGTTGTCCAAGGAGGCGTTCATCGACATGGGCTGCCCGAGCTACGTCACGGTCACCGTGGAGCCGATAGACAAGCTGAACGAGGAGCAGGAATGAGCGAACGCAAAACCGACGAGATAAAGTTCCGCGTCGAGCCATCGGTCAAGGCTCGCTGGCAGGCGGCTGCCGACGAGATCGGGGACGGCCTCTCCGAGTTCATTCGGCGCTGCACCGAGGAGAGCATCCTGCAGCACGAGCTGTGGACGAAACAGAACCTGTCAATCAACGGCAACGTCCTGATCGACGCCGCCCTCGAGGCAGAGACAGTCACGATGCTCGACCCCGACCTGTCGCAGTTCCAGACGCTGCTCGGCACCCTCCCCGAGACGGAGAAGATCGCGGAGTCCCAGCCGCCCCCACAGGCCGCCGTCCCTGCCGCCGGATGGAAGCCGTTCGGTGCCTGACGAGCAGGACGACACGCCGGAGATCCCCGACAGCATCATCATCGACCCCGAGAAGCTCGACGACCTTCGCGTCGTCCTGTCGCTCGACAAGCTCGGCGAGTTGATAGCGCATGTCGCGATCCAACTCACGCGGCAGCGAGGCATCGAGCCGCCGGAGCTGCAGAGCGAGGAGATGCGTTCCCTGTGCGTCGGCGGCTGGAAGTACATCATGCACATGGCCGATCGCGAGAACTTCAGGGCGAGCATCGAGAGCGACCTAGCCGCCCTGGACGTGAACCCGTTCCTGCCGCGCGAAGATGAGACGGACGGCCCGGAGCACAAGTCGGAGTTCGGACTTTGAGCCACGACATGCCGTTCCAGTGGATCGGCGTAGACCTCGACGGAACGCTCGCGCACTACGACGGGTGGAAGGGGCCGAAGCACATTGGCCGCCCTGTGAAGCGCATGCGGATCCGCGTCGTCGAGTGGTTGGCCGAAGGAAAGCGCGTCAAGATTCTGACCGCCCGAGCGACGCCCAACCGACAGACGCTCGCCGAGTACGACGAGGTCATCGCCGCGATCGAGGCCTGGTGCCTCCGACACCTCGGCCAAGTCCTCGAGATCACGAACGCGAAGGACTTCGGCATGATCGAGCTTTGGGACGACCGCGCAGTGCAGGTCATCCCGAACACCGGCCGTCGAGCAGACGGCAAAGAGTAACGAGTTCGCTCCCGCTTGAGCTGAGTGGCGCAGCTCTCCGTCAGGCGCAAGCCCACGGAGGACGCCGGTTCGATTCCGGTGCGGGAGATAGCGGAATGCAGCAGTGGTAGCTGAGCGGCCTCATAAGCCGAATGTCGCGGGTTCGATTCCCGCTTCCGCTATCGGGGCGCATCATCTCTACCCGTCGCGACGGGTGGTGCGCTCCACCATCGTTCCCGACGACCGCGCCTTTCGACGCGCGAGGGAACACCCTTAGCGCCGGCCGCGGCGCACAAGCGGGACGGATGCCGAAGTGGTCGAGGCCCTGGGTTGTGATCCCAGCATCAGAGGGTTCGAGTCCCTTCCGCCCCCTGTCGTCGTACCAATCACCCAGGAGGTGACCGCATGTCAGCACCATCAGAGAGTGTCGCCTCGCGTCCTGCGGGCGATTGGGACACCCCGTTCAGGGGCACCCCGTCCAGCTCCGACGGCGAGTTCTCTCGCATCGGCGCCAACGCGGTCGTAGCCGACCGTACCGCCCTCACGTTCTCCGAGACGTCGCGCACGCCTGTCGACGGCGACATGAGCAAGTCGCAGGGCAAGTTCCCCACAACCAACTCGAGGAAGAAGTCATGACCAGCGTTCCGGGCTACATCCCTGGGCAGGATCCGAGCGGATCCGAGTTCGAGGGCTTCGCGAACAAGGCCGCATCTGTCGGCACGCCGATCTTCCCGGCCAAGAACGAGCCACAGGCTGCTCCCGGCAACGGCTCACTGCCGCCAGGTGCAACCGAGACGGGCGGCTTCCCGACGGCCAACAAGACGACGGCCAAGACGACCGATGAGTTTGTCAAGACGACGGTCGCGTAGGTGAACGAACGCGAGCGCGCCCTTGCGGAGGCGTTGCTCGACCTCTACGAGCGAGAGCAGACATGGAGGCGCATCTTCCTCGACCCCCACGAGGACGCCGTCCCGTTCTTCATGTCGCTCCTCGTCTTCACCGACAGCCGAACGGGAGACACGATCTCGTTCGAGCATCTGCGGGAGCCGCTCGAGGAAGGCGAGGTGTGGCTAGACACGGACGGCATCACGCTCCGCTGCAGGGGCTGGGACGGCCCAGCGAACAGCCGCGGCGGCGAGAAGACGTGGCGCTGGCAGCGGTACATCGTCGACCGCCGCCTGAGATGTAAGCGCCGCATCGACCTGAAGGGCCGACAGATCGGCGACACCTGGATCAACCTGGGTGTCGACGTCGTGAAGGCGATCCTCATGCCGGGAACCGACTCGCTTCTCTTCCGTCAGACGGAGAAGGAGGCGATCGAGAACATGCAGCGGTGGTGGACGGTCTTTGAGTCCATCCCGCCGTGGATCCTCGCTCGAGTCCCGGCAGGCAAGAAGGTCGGGCCGGTCGTAGTGTCGAGGCCGTCGCGCGGCGATCGCCCCGGCCGTGATGGCGTCTCGCTGAAGTTCGCCGACGGCCGCTACAGCGACGTCATCCCGATGACCTCTACGGGAAGCAGCGGTCACGGCTCGAGCGCACGCGACGTCATGCTCGACGAGGCGTCGCACATCGACGAGCTGCTGGACATCTGCGCTGCCATTGAGCCGTCGGCCGGTGAGCTTGGCGACATCGGGATGATCTCGACCGCCAACGGACGCTCGAACCCCGACACGGGTGAGGGCAACCACTTCCACGCGACCTGGGAGAAGGCGCGCAGCGGAGGCTCGTACGACCCCCTCTTCCTCCCGTACAACCTGCACCCCGATCGCGACGAGTTCTGGTACGAGAACTCGGACGAAGCGAAGCGCAGCTCCATGCCGCTCTGGAAGCTCATGGAGCAGTTCCCACGCAAGTGGCAGGAGGCGTTCGCGCTCTCCGACCGCGTCTTCTTCGACGAGGAGTCGCTGCAGTGGTACGCCGAGCACATCGAGCAGCCGAAGTACCGCTTCGAGTTTCGCTTCGACGAGTTCCGCCACGCGAAGGCAATCAAGAGACGCGATGGCAGGATGAAGATGTACCGCGAGCCGTTGGCCGGACGCAAGTACGCCATAATGGGCGACCCCGCGTCAGGTCACGGCCGCGACTCGAGCGCTGCGTACGTCATCGACCTGCAGACCGCCGAGCTGTGCGTCGAGTACCACGCGAAGGTCGGCGAGGACGTGTTCGCACGCGATCTTTACTACCTCGGCATGTGGTACCAGACGGCGCTCATCGGTGTCGAGACGCAGGGCGGCAACGGCACCGCGACGGTGATCTCGCTCAGGGACGGAGCTGAGGCCCGCCCGCCGTACAAGAAGCTCTACCGGCACCGCAACGAGGCCAGTCGTGACCACCCCGACTCCGCGCTCTACGGCATGCCGATGGATCCGAAGAACCGCAACCTCGTCGTCAACCAGATCGAGAAGTGGGTGCGTGATCGGTCGCTCCCGTTCGTCACGGAAGACCTGCACTACGAGATGACGGAGTTCGTCGAGCACGACCACGGCACCTCGCCGCGCGCGCGAGACGGATCTCACGACGACCGCGTGATGGCATGCGCTGGCGTGCTCGATCTATTCCGTCGCTTCGGCCGCACGATCGGTAGAGCGCACCGGAAGACCGACGAGCCGCCGCGCGACAGGAGCGTCGAGAAGCGCGAGCGCGACACCCCGCCGGGGTTCAACGAAGAGCGCTACCGCCCGAACGCCCCACACACGCAATCCATACGACGACTCGTTCCTCACACCCCTGAAAGAAGGTGACATGTCCGTACCGGCTGGTTTGATGCAGGCACTACAGAGCGGCGCGGGCGCTTCACCTGGCGCCCCTGGCGGCCCCGCCGCAGGTGGGCCGCCTCCGGCTCCGATTCAGATCGGCGGCGACGCTGGCGCGGGAGCCGCCACCAAGAGCGACGGCGACTGGGAAGAGGATCTCCGTAACGCGCTCGATGCGTTGCGCACGCTCGCCAGCGACGCACAGGATCACGTCGAGGCGAACATCGTCGACAAGTGCATCGCCGCCCTCTCCGGCCTGACGTCCAAGCGGCAGGGAGCTGCGGAGTCGGCGCTCGGCGTAACTCCTGCGCACAAAAGTATGTCTCGCGCGTATGGCTAACCACACGGGGCGCCTGTCTGTCGAGCTGGGCGCATGACCGTCGGACTACTGAACGAGAGCGCCGAGACTGCCCTCCGCATGATGGAGAAGGACTCGACGTTCCACGACGAGAAGAACATGCGGATCCTCGCGCAGCAGGAGGCGTACGAGGGAATCCTCAAGCGCGACAAGCCTGCTGCCGAGTGGGAGTCGCAGCTCCACCCGCCGCTGCTCAACCACGCGCTCGAGACAGCGATGACCATGCTGCTCGACAGCGACCGCAAGTTCAAGATCAAGCCCGTCCCGAAGGAGTACAAGGGCGCGACTTGGCAAGAGGCGGTCAAGGGCGCCGAGGCGAACGAGGTGCTGTTCCGTCGGCAGATGGGCACGAGCGGCGACCGCTACAACGAGTTCCTCCGGCCATTCGTGATGCAGGCCGCGATCAACCGCGTGTCGATCGCGAAGACGCACTGGAAGAACGAGACGCGCATGGTCAAGTTCCTGGCGCTGAAGCAGACGTTCCCGAAGCTCGGACGCTTCAGCCCGGTGAAGATGAAGGAGTCGGAGAAGGAGACGACGCTCTTTGACGGCCCCATCACCGAGGCGGTCGACCTGCGCGACTTCTACTGGCCCGAGGCGGCCGTGTCGCTCGACGTCGCGCGGTATTGCGCGCACGCCGTGTGGATGACCGACATCGACCTGAAGCAGCGTGCGTCGGACGGCATCTACGCGCAGGCCGCTGTCGACTTGCTGATCAGTGAGTCGGAGAACGGCGACCGCTCGATGTACCCCGACGGTCACGAGATCGAGATGGAGCGTGAGAAGCGTGGCCGGAAGAACGGCCTGTGGGAAGTGCTCGAGGTCTACGACCGAACGACTCGCAAGCTGTACGTCATGGGCGGTCGCCGCACGCTTCTGCTCGAACAGGACTGGCCGTTCTGGCACCAGCAGTTCCCGTTCGTGTCGATGTCGCTGGCCCCCTTCCCGTTCTCGATCCAGGGCCTCTCGCTCGTCGAGAAGCTCGCGCCTCTGCAGGACGCGTACTGGGATCTGCTCAACCAGACGTACGACAACAACCGGCTGATCAACAACGCGATCATCGTCATGGCGTCCGACTACGACGACCCGAACGCGTGGGAGTGGGCGCCGGGTGCGGTCAACACCGCCGACCGCCCGGATCAGGTGCAGATGTTCAAGCCGGAGTTCCAGCTCGCCTCCGTGGCGCAGCCGCTCCTGCAGCAGATCCAGGGCGACATCCAGAACTTAGCGATGGGCCAGCCGCTCTCGATCCCGATGTCCGGTCGCGTCACCGCAACGGAGATCGCGACGCTGTCGCAGATCGCCCAAAGCGCCGCCCAGAAGATGAAGGATCAGATCACGTACGCGGAGCAGCGCATCGGCTATCAGCGCATGCGCCTCAACCACCAGTACATCCGCGACACCCAGCACTTCATCAAGTCAGGCCCAGACGGCAACCCCATCCCGTACTCGATCCCACCGCATGTCTTCCAGGGCGACTTCGACTACGAAATGACGCCGTCCCAAGACAGTGCAGTCCGCGCCGAGAAGCGCGCAGAGGCGCAGTCGCTGATGACGCTCGCGATCCAGGCCGCAGGGCCGATGGCGATGATGGGCGCCCCGCTGAACGGCAAGGCGTTCATGAACAAGGTGCTCGAGGCGTTCGACGAGGACGACCCCGAGGAGTTCTACTCAAGCAAGCAGCCGATCCCCGGCGGCCCCCAGCCGGGGGTGCCCGGACAGGCCGCAGCGCCGGAGGGCGAAGGCCCCGGCGGCGCAGTCCAAGGAGTCACGGGGCCGGGAGCTACAGCTCCTGCCACCTCACCGTCGCACACCGACTCGCTGGCGGGTGGCGTGGCAATGGCCCGCTCCATGTCGGCTCGCGGCGGAACGATGGGCAACCAGGTAGGTGGTTCGTAAGTGGCTGACCTGAAGACCGTCGCACGGCTAGCCGACCTGCACGAATGGGCCGAGCTGGAGAAGCACTTCAACGAGGTTCGCGAGGAAGAGATCCAACGCCTCGCGCGCAAGACGTTCGCTCAGCCGGAGCACCACGACCGGCTCGAGTGGGAGCGGAAGAAGGCGTTCTACGCCGGAGTCGACGCAGTGCTGTCGCTGCCGGTGAGAGTGCGCGAAGAGCAACGAAAGGAGTCGCAGTGAGCGACGAGACAAACGACGTCGTGGCCGAGGTTCCGGCAGAGGCCGACGCCGTCGCCGCGGAGCCTGTGGCTCCCGAGGTACCGGCCGTCGAAGTTCCCGAGGCTGTCCAGGCCGCCGTCGAGGAGTTCGTGAATGACTCAAGCCCTCCGGTAACCCCCGTGCTGACGGTCGTACCGTCCAGCCAGAGCGATACGCAGCAGCCCGAGGCGGCCCCCGAGGTCGAAGAGGCGCCGCTTCCGCTCGTGGACGCAGTCAGCGTCCTGCTCGTGTACGTCAAGGCTCACCGCACCGCGGGTGACGCCGACCTCGAGGCCGCGGTTGCGGACGTCGAGGCTTCTCTCGCCGCACAGGCGTAACCCGAACGAAAGGTCACCCTTGCCCGACATTGCCGACGACCACGCGGCCTTCCGCGAGGCGATGGCTCGAGCCGAAGCTGCCTCTGGCATCGAACGTGATGCAGAGGGCAACGAAACGAACGGCATCGAAGCGATCGTCAGCGGACAGACACCCGCGCCGACATCGGAGCCGGTGGTGGCTGTGCCAGTAGTGGCCAGCGATCAGCCGCTCCCGCCCGACCCCGTCACGCCCGCGGCGGATACCCCGGAGCCGGAAGCTGTAGCACCCGTAGTCCCCGCAGAACCCCTGAGCGTCGAAGAGCTGCAGCAGCAGCTCGAGGTTGCCACCGCCCGCCTGGAGGAGAAGGACTCCTTCATCGGGAAGCAGTCGACTGACGTCGGTGAACTGCGACAGACGGTCGCTGAGTTGAGCGCACGTCTCGACGCACAGCAGCAGGCACCGACGGTGCAGCCGTCCGTGGCTGCAACGACCGTCGTGACGCAGGAGCTGGTCAACACAGACCCGGCGCTGGCGGCAGAGGCCGCCTACGTGCAGGGTGACGAGAACGCGCTGAAGTTCGTCATGGAGCAGTGGAAGGACATGGATCCCTTCATGGCCGCGAGCTGGCGTGACGACAAGCTGCGAGAGCAGCAACAGAAGGCGTTCGACGCGAAGTTCGCAGAGCAGGAAGCGAAGCTCGCCGCAGTGGCCGCCCCGGTCGCAGAGTCTGCGGCCACAAAGGCCGAGAGCCTGCAGTGGGAAGCAGCCCTCGACACGGTCAAGGGGAAGTTCCCCGAGGTCTTCGTGGCAGACGAGTCGGGTAACACCACCGTCCAGCGTCTGCTCATCGAGGCCGGGACGAAGCCCGAATATGAGGCCTTCAAGGTGATGCTCCAGACCGGAGACGCCGACGCGAAGGCAGCAGCCATCTCGGCGCTGTACGCACTGGACAAGGTCGGTAACCCCGACGCGTTCAAGGCGCAGCTCGAGGCGGACGCGCAAGAGGCGGCGGCAGCAGCCGCAGCGGCTCGCGCAGGAGCAAGTGCCGTCAACGGGCAGACCACCGCAGGACAGGGTGGCGAGCTGAAGACGGAAGCAGAGCTGGAAGCCGAAGCAACCATCAGTCGCATGGCGAGCAAGCCTTCGCTGTCGAAGGGATGGACTGGCCGCGGTTGACCAGCAACGAAAGGCCCCACCCGGAGAGACACCCGACTTCGTCGATCTCTGACCGGCTCGGCAACACCTGACCTCGGCCCGCGTAACGCGGACACCCGGAGGCGGTGGGACACGTAAACCCATCGACCCCCATAGGGAGTCAGCCAAGCAATGGCAGCAACGACCATCAAGAGCGGTCTGCAGGACACTGCGTCCGTTCTTTCCAACCGGCTGATCGTGGACATGCTCGAGCCGATCCAGATGCTCGACACGAACCTCAGCCAGTTCAGCACCATCCTCGACCACCCGGATCTGCGCGGAGACACGCTCTCTTCGTACATCAAGCAGTGGCTCGAGGATCGCCTCATGCCCCGCACGATGGACCTCGCCGCCGGACTCACGGACGGCGCGGTCACGACCCTAACGGTCACGACTGCCGGGTTCGGGCTGTACGTCAAGAAGGGTGACCTCATCAGGATCACCTCGACTGGTGAGTGCGTCCGCGCAACGGCGGACGGTACGAGCACCACGATCGCCGTGGCGCGTGGCGTCGGTGGAGTTGCAGCGGTTTCCGCCGCAGCGAGCACCGTCGTCGGCGCTCTCGTGGTCATCGGTCACGCAACGCCGCAGGGTTCGTCCCTGCCGACGATGCTGATCACTCAGCAGACGCAGAACTACAACTACGGGCAGATCCAGCGCAAGTCGTGGGGCTTCGACCGCACGGCCCGCCAGTCCTCGTGGTACTCGCAGAACGTCCTCGACTCCGAGCGTGACAAGAAGCTCTCCGAGTTCAAGACCGACCGCGAGAACACGGTGTTCTTCGGAGCACGCTCGTACACGGCCAACGGCGACGCGTCCGGGCATCCGCTCGGTACTGCCGGTGGACTCATCGAGTACATCGCCACGAACATCACGGACATCAGTGGTGCCGCGGGCGTTCTCTCGACCACCGCGCTGGAGAACTTCATCACCTCGGCCCTGCAGTTCGGGTCGCAGGACAAGGTGTTCTTCGTCTCGCCGAAGGTCGGTCAGGCAATCTCGCACCTGCTCTCGAGCAACTGGGTTCGCGCCCAGCCGGACGAGCGCGTCTACGGTGCGAAGGTCGACGCTGTGATCTCGGGCGCCTTCGGTGCCTCGATCCCGGTGATCGTCAAGCAGCAGTGGGGCGCCTACGGAACCGGCACCGCCGGTCAGTACGGCTCCCTGGGCTTCCTCGTCGATCTCCAGTCGGTACGGCTGGCGACGATGCAGTCGCCCGTGCGCCTCTCGAACCGCCAGGCCAACGACCTGGACGGCATCGAGGAGGAGTACCTCTCGGAGGAGACGCTCGTCGTCCCCCAGGAGTCGCATCACGCACTGCTCAAGAACGTCACGAGCGGCGGCACCTAAGCCGACTCGCTGAACGGGGGGCCGTTGGTAGCGGCCCCCTACTGAGCGAGTTGGCCTCAACCCACGTCAAGGAGAATCCCTTGTACCTGATCTCCCGTTCACCGGGGCTGACCATGCCCCTCCGCGACACGCAGACCGAGTACCACCCGGCGACCGGCGCCGTCATCAGGGTCAAGCCCGCCCTCTCGGTGCAGTTCCACCCGGCAGGCGGCGCCCCCGACTGGGCCAGAGAGGCCGTCCAGAGTCTCGCAGGCTGGGGACAGGGCATCGGCCTCGAGGAGGATCCGTTCACGCGCGTCGGCATGCTCGACACCGACGAGGAGGCCAAGAACCAGAACTGGGAGCCGGAGGACAAGGAGTTCGTCGAGCAGGCGCTCCTCAAGGCTTCGTCCAACGGCACCGAGTACGTCATCTGCAGCCCGCCCAAGTCGGCGAAGCCGTGGGACAAGTACGACGAGTTCGTCGGTGACGACGCTGTCGAGAAGATCCTCTACACCGTCGACTTGATCGGCGCATCGCCTACGGCAGTGCTGCAGTACGAGCAGGAGAACCTCGACCGCGAGAACGTCAAGGCCGCCCTCGAGACGCTCATCGAGCGCGACAACGAGGACGTCGTGGGGTTGATCTCTGCTTGAGGCTGAGTCTCAAGCGCGACCTCTGCACTTTCTATCACCAAGGCACCGCGGCCACGCGCTACTGGCGCGTCACGCTCCCGGCGAAGTACCTGCCGGGCAAGGTGCTAGCGGCTTCTGACGTTCTGGTGAAGCACGACACCAGGACGCAGAAGCTGTCGTTCCCGCAGCTCCGCGGCGACGTGGCGATCGAGCAGTTCCCAGGAGACGACGGGAGCGCGCTCTTCGCGATGGCGATGGAGGCCAAGGGCAAGCGCTTCCTAGTTGAGGTCGATGACAACTACATCGACTACGGCGACGAGCTGTGGATGAAGCGTGCGTCGTGGGGTGAGCACATCCGCGGCGAGAACGCAACGTCCGTGCAGGGGCATCGCTGGATCGTTGAGCATTCGTATGGCGTCATCGTCACGACGCGTGCGCTCGAGCAGGAGTACCGCAAGCTCAACGACAACGTCCACGTCTGTCGGAACAGCATCGACCCGGACGACTGGCCGAAGCCGTCACCACGCGATGAGACGTTCCGCATTGGCTGGTACGCAAGCAACTCGCACGACCGAGACGCGCCCATGGTGGCGAAGGCTCTGTCGTGGGCATCGCGTCAGCCGAACGTCGAGATCGTCAACATCGGACTCGACCCCGGCTGGCCCTTTGCGCGCCGACAGTCTCCATGGACTGACAAGTTCCTGGGCCTACGGAACGAACTTGGACGGCTCGACGTTGGCGTATCGCCGCTCGTCTCGTCGCCGCTAGCGAAGTACCGCTCCGACCTCAAGGCTCTCGAGTACGCGATGGGTGGCGCAATGCCGTTCCTGCAGACCTCCGAGCCGTACTGGAACTGGGAGGACAAGGAGTTCGCTCGCACCGTTCGCTCTGAGAGCGACTGGATGCAGCAGATCAAGTGGGCCGTCGCCAACCGCGACGAGGTGCGCGCTCGAGCGCAAGAGGCGCGCGCATACGTGCTCGAGCACCGAACTTTCCGAACGGAGGTAGAGCGCTGGCGCCTAGCGATACAGACGTGAAGTATTGCTCGGGTTGCGAGCGCATGCTTTCAGTTGATTCATTCTCAGTCGACCGCAGCAGATACGACGGACTTCGCTGGCGTTGTCGCTCTTGCTCTTCCAAGCGCACTCGAGAGATATACGCAGCACTGTCGCCAGGAGAAAAATCAGCAAGAGCGAGCAAGAGCCAGGAGTGGCGAGACAGAAATCCAGACCGCATAAAGGGTCGCGGCAAACGCTACTACAGAGCGAATAGAGAGAAACACAACGCCAGGAACAGGTTCCGCAATACGGGCGTTACGCAAGAGCAGTACGACGCAGCCTTTGCGCTTCAGCGCGGATGCTGTGCTATCTGCAAGAAGCCACGCACAGAGCAGAAGCGCTCTCTGGCTGCAGACCACTGCCACGCTTCAGGGGTTTTTCGTGGCCTGCTGTGCGACAACTGCAACCACGGCTTGGGCAAGCTCAAGGACAGCCCGGACTTGATGCTCGTGGCAATCGAGTACCTAGAGAGGTGGCGAGACGCCACCGCAGGAGGTGAGAAGTGAGCAACGCGAACAGAGACGGAAGCATCAGCGCCGCCGACATCATCGCTGCCCGCGCTCTGTCGCAGAGCTGGAGGGCTTCTGGTATCCAGACCGAGAACTTCGATCCGGTGCTCGCCACCGCGGGGACGGCGCCCGCAACACAGAAGGTGTTCGGCGACCTCTTCGGCTTTAGCGCCGGACAGGTGATCACCGGCATCGTGCTACGGAATGTCGTTGCGGCGGCCGGGACGCTCCCGACCACCGTGCGCGTCGGCATCGCAGACTCTCAGGGCAACATGCTCGCGATCAGCGGCAACCTGAACGCTCTGGCGAGCTGGGCCGCAGGCCCGAACCTCCTACCCTTCACCACGCCGTACACGATCCCCAGCGACGGCGGCTACTACCTCTGCTTCGTCGTCAACGGTACGTGGGGTTCAACACAGCCGACCCCGATCCGCGTAACGGGCGGCGTCGGTGCCAGCCATGCGAAGCTCCCGAGCGCGGCCCCCGTCTCGTTCGAGTGGGCAGGTCAGACCGACCTTCCGGCCGTTGGCTCTGCGCTCACGCTCACGACCGGCAACTCCGTCTGCTACTACCTGGCAGCGTACTAAGTGGCGCGACAGTGGCAGCGGATCCTCGTCGAAGAGGATCACGGCGTTGTTGAGCTTCACCAGAACGGGCGCATGATGCCTGGTCTGAACGTCGCCATGAGCGACGACGACGTCGAGGCCACGCGGTTGGGCTTCAAGTGCATCAACTGCCTGGAGAACCTCGACAGGGAGGGAGCCGAAGGGCCATGCGGCGTCTGCTCAGGGACAGCGTTCCCTGAGCGGTGCTTCCTCTGCGGCTTCGAGGTCGGCAAGCATCAGGCCGAGCAGTTCGCTCGAGCGTACGCGGGCTACGACTCTACGCTCCGCACGAGCGCTGACTGGGAGGCCGAGGCTGACCGGCTGCAGGATAAGGCCGACCGCCGAGCGTTCGCCGCACGGGCGAAGCAGAGCGGCATCTCGCTCGCAGGCCGAAGCGTCGGCGAGGCACTCAAGCGCATGAAGGGCGTGGGTCGCTGATGGCGCACCACGTAGGAGCATCGCACTACCACGCAGGGTCGCTCAAGGAGCGCACACGGCGAGCGCGCAAGACGCGCGGTCAGAAAGTCCAATCGAGAAAAGACAAAGCGGCGTACGTCGCCAACAAGAATCGCTGAGGAGGTGAGGCATGACGGGGATTGCTCCGACTATCGGTGGTAGGGCAAGTCCGGGCGGCTTCACTGGCGCAACGGCGGCCGTGCGGTTTGCGGGCGGAACGGTTTCCGGCGCCCCCTCGACCGGATCGTTCCTGGTTGGCGACTTCGTCGTATCGAATGACGGAAACGTCTATGTCTGTGTCGCCGCCGGTACTCCGGGGACATGGACGTGCTCAACGCGCGACCGTTCGCAGATAGCGGTTGTAGCTGATGGGTTCCTGTCACAGAACTTCAACCGGCTACTCGGCTCGACAGGAACGATCTTTGCGGCCTCCGGCGCGCAGTACGCCTTCCTTGTAGGCCTTCGTGCCGGAGACACAGTTGCGTCAATGTCGATGATCTGCACGGGGACCGGTGTGTCACTGACGCTCTTCAAGTACGGCCTCTATACCAAGGCCGGTGTACTCGTTGCGTCTACGGCCGACATCAAGGCCTCCGTCATCGTGGACACGATCGTCACCGGCTCCTTCTCGACGCCCTACCTCGTCCCCGCGGATGACGCCTACTACGCATCGGCTGTCATGACGCACAGCGGCACGGCTCCGACGTTCCTTTCGGCGACGGGCATCTCAGCGGACGCCGGTCTTGCGAAGGGCGCCAACCCGAGGCCGTCCCTTCGGCAGACTGGCCTGTCTGATCTGGCTACACCCCTGACTGTGCCAGGGACGGCTAGCACCGTGCCCTACTGGGTGGGAGTCAGCTAAGTAGATGCCTTCCTTGACGCCGGTTGTTCCAGGGTCGCTTACGCTCAACGGGAACCTCGTCTCCGCGGGTCTGCTCGTATACAACGTTGCTTCGTACCTCGCTGTCGGAGACGGCGTGCAAGACGACACCGTTGCGATTCGAGCCGCCCTCGCAGACGCAGCCCTGACCGGCGGCATCGTCTGGTCGGTTCCAGGCAAGACCTACATGGTGTCCTCGAGTCTGGTTGTAGGCGCCGCCTGTACGGTCGACTTCAGCGGATCGACGATCAAGAAGACGTCTGCGGTTGCCGACTACGCCGTAAAGGTCACTGCCAACAACGTGACCTTGCGTCGCCTGGTGGTCGACGGCAACAAGGCGGGTGGAGCTACGTCGGGAGGAATCAAGTGGACGGGCAGCGGGGGCCTTGCGATTGACGTCGAGACGAACACGACCAACAACGTCGGCTTCTACGTCAACGGTGGAGTCGTCGACTGCTACCGATGCAAGTCGCAGAGCAATGACTCCAACGGCTGGCAGGTTGACACTGCGGGAGTAGCTCGCCTCTTCGGCCCGTGCTATGCGGCGAACAACACTGGGCGGGGCGTCCTGTTCTCCTCCACCGCTGGCCCCGACTGCCACGTCGACCTTCGTTCGTTCAGCAACTTCGCGGCCGTTGGCGCCCGCTCCGATCGAGGCACGTCCTCGATGATCATCTCCGACCACGAAGATCACTACGGCGTGTATCTCGACGGTGGGTCGCGTTGGCGCTTCGGAACCGTGATCGTTGGCTATCCAGGCATCAACGACGCCAGCCCAGGCTCGGGAGATCCTTCGGGGTGTCCGGTGTTCTTGCAGGGCGCGAGGTACTGCCGCTTCGGGGTGATCATCGCGCACGGACACCCAGGGTACGGCGTCGCGCTCTCGTCCAACCCGGACAACACTCCGGGTGCGGAATCGACGCACAACAGCTTCGGTTTCGTGTCGATCGACGCGACCGACTCCAACAACGGCAGCGACCCCGGAATCAGCCTCGTCTCAGGATCCTCATACAACCGCTTTGGCTCCGTACACGTACGAGGCCACTCGGCGGGTGTAAGGATCGGCGAGGGCTACCGGCCTCGAGCGAACAACCGCAACCACATCGACTCGCTCTACACGGACGCCTGTGTTGGGTGTGCGTACGTCGTAGACGCGGGCAGCTACAACACGGTCGGGGAGATCATCTCTCGCGACACCCAGACTCAGTTCAGTGCTCAAGGCGAGAAGGGCGTCGTCAACTTCTTCATGGACGGCGCTCCTGTGACTGGGACGATCACGACCGGAACGAACAGCCTTGTTCTATCGAGCATCGCAGGCCTTTCGATTGGCACGCGCTACACGATCGGTTCCGCGAT